TCAGCCCGGCAGACGGCGCGCCCTGAACAGGCGCTTAATGGTGGGTACGCTTATCGTCACGCGCTGGTGAGGTATGCCGCCATGAAACGCCTGCACAAACTTGCCCAGCAGCGGCGTCGGCAGTTGCATGTGCATATGCCGCCTAGTGGGTTGGAATTGGCAGTATATGAAAGCAAGGCCAAGATCCCGCTACAAGCTCCGCCCTGCCTCCGTGACAATGCAGCCCGGCACGCGGCTTCAACAGCACTTAAATCTCACCTGTCAGGTGATTGCGTTCCATTTGCACAATTGTCTTGATGTCGCTTTGAAGGTGTGTGTGCAGCACTCAGAAATCCGACATTTCTTTAACTTTACTCCACTCGCGAGCCAGTACTCGCTGGGTCATATTTACCAGCACCTGCCCTTTAGCGGATATCTCCTCATGTTGCACCGCAGCCGCTAGATACTCTTTCATTGCCTCCACCAATGCAGGGGAGTCCGAACTGTTGGGGCTCACCAAGAGCTCTATCTGGGCCAGGTGCAACCTAGCCTTGGCTAATTGGTCCGCGAATTCCCGAGGCTTTGGACAAACTGCGTCATTGACAACCAGGCCAGGTAGAGTGCCTTCAATTCGCATGGCCTTCGCGGCCTCATACACACCCTCCCCTTGTGCGAGAAAGGCCGAAACATGCTCTCGAAACAGAGCGATCCATTCCAATCGGCTCTTCGCCAAGAACTCCGACTTGCTTTGCTTTCGGTAAGCATGTGCGTTGATCTTGAAGGTATAAGAGTTGTACCAGGCAGCGGTCACCACAGCGATTACAGTGACGAGAAAACCAAACAAGGTCACCCAATCCGTCCCCGTATCGACACGTAACGGTGGTAGACGATTCAACGTGACCATTAGATTGTCGATAGCCATTGTCCAGCCTCCCCCCCCCCTGAAATCAGAGAATGAGACACCATCTGGAAGCCGAACGCCACCACGGGCTTCGCTTCGTACCGATCGCTACCTCCCGGTACCCTCAGGCTATCTTGGGCATTGCCGTAAAACGTAGGCTGAAGATCATCGTGCCTGGTGTTACAATCCGCCGCTTTCCGTCAGCAGTTACTCGTTGAACGTCCCTGACCGCCAGCCGCAAGCCCCGCCACACCCGCGCAGCTCAAGCCTGAGCTCCGAGATGGTTGCACTTGACCTACGCGAAATGGATCAGCGCCTCCTCGGACAGAAAGGCGCTCAAGAAGCTGCCGCCCCGCGTCGCATCGGCCCACAACCGGCCCGATGCTGACGACGAAGGCCTACATACACCTCTGGAACCCCCGCAGGACAAGCACTTGATTTCTACCGCCAACATCACCATGCGCTACGCAATGGGGCTTGGCGGGTGGTGGTGCGTCGGTTTTACTGGGCGAAACACCCCTTGCCCCCTCATCAAACCGCATCAGTTGGTTCGTGAATTGGTCCGACGAGCTAGGTCATCCCCTCATGCCAATTCGGCATGAGGCACCACCTTTCGTTGCTATGGCGGGCCTCTGCTGCTTGTCAGTTCAGCTGGACATGCTGCTGCCGACGTAATGAGTCAAGAACACTCACCTGCGACTCGCTGCTATCGACCCGAAGCAGACCCTACGGTAGAGCGGCTAACTATCAAAAGCGGCCATCCTGTATACCACCTTGAGTTAGGTAGTTCAATTTGACCCGGAAGAGTGCATGCAAGCCTAAAAGGCTACGGACTTGACGAACGACTTAATCAAACAAGCATTAAAGCTCCTGCCATTTCTACCGATAACGCAATGTTGACACCAAATACAATAGACTTGTTTAACAAGGGTAACGTTCGCAATGAAAGTTCAAGAACCACAAGATAAACCTGCTTCCGACAGCCAGAAACTCTCTCCCAGAAGCGGAGAATATCGAGATCTTGCAAAGCGGATTTTATTGGGCGGCGGAATTCTTTGCATTTTGATTATTATCATCCCGAACCAATGGAGGACTGTGTATTTCTCAACAACTGTATTTTTGATTGCAGCAGGAGCCGGAATTAGGATAGCGCAGATTATCCACCCAGGAAAATACGAATTCACTGAGCACTGGAGTGGCGCAGTAAAGTGGTACGAAAATCTTGAGCGCCGCCATCAGCTTTACCTTAACGTCACTTTGTGCATCCCTTTTCTTGGGTATTTATACGTACTAGGCGAAAATAGCTTATTTATTCCAACCGCCGCATTATTTTTTATTTACTGCCTAGGCGTTGTTTCCTATGACGTATACCGGATCTATGCAATTATTTCTGAAACCCTGATTGGCAAGGGGGTCATCTCAATTATATTAATTATAGGTTCCAATCTAGCGCTCAGCATATCGGGAAAAATAATCGGAGAAATGACGCATGTACCTCCAGCCACCTTCCCACACACTCTTTCTTTTTTAGCAATCCTCGCCATTCCGTTTTTGCTTGTTGCAGCAGGAACAATATTTATTCTTACAAGCAGCACAATGGTTCCATTTCTTATTTATGGATCAAGCTTTGCGAAAAAAGCACCACGATTTGTAAAGTGGTTTTTTGGAATTGAGTTTGACGGCTCAAAAAATCGCTACATGGCTGCAACATTGACCTTTCAAGTAATTTTTTATGTAACCATTGGAAACTTGACACCTGCAGTGCTCTTCGCCATCACAAATAGATATAGCCAGCAAATAGACCTAGCTATTGGAAGATCCATATACGAATTTGACATGTACCCAGGCACGGAGTGCAAGGATACCTTTGGCTATCGTCAAGCATCGCTAGGTGATGAGAATTATATTCTCGCAAGCAAACAGTCAACAGGAGTAGTGTTCGCCCCCCCCAGAAAGTGCTCTCTGTAACCTCGCCCTCGCCTAGGAAAATTGAGCTTAGAGCCGGCAGCGCAGCGTGAGGCAACGAGGTGAGGTAAATTAGTCAACACTCGCGCGGAGTGCCTTCGTAAGCGTTCCTACGATCTGCTTTTACTAATAGTCGCCGCTCAAGAACGCGTACTATGGGTCGATAGCGGCCAATAGTACGCCATTCAATGACGCACAAGCGGCTGGTGGCCCAGCGCATAAAGCTGATAGTCGGTTACCGCTTGGAAAGCCGATTCGGCAATCAGGCGCAGCCGCTCCACCTGGTCCGGCGCCAGGCCGGCGGCCTGGGCCTCGTGATACTGGCGCAGCGCGGCAATCGCCTCATGCATCAGGGGCTCACCCGCTTCGACCATCCCTTCGATTGTCCGCTTCACTGCCCTACCCCTATGGCTTGTTCAGCGCATTATAGTCCCCCTCTCAAGCCAGACCGGCTACTCGGGCGCTGTCATACGCTGCCGCCAGTTCTCCCGCTCAAGCATCAGCGCGTGAGAACTGGCCGGAGACTGTCGTCACGGCAAGCATGCTCTGGGCGAATGCCAAGCGGATGGCCCTGAATCTCAAAGAGCCTCTTCATCCACTGACTGCCTATCACCCAATCTATGAATTATAAAATCACTCACCTTACTAAAATAATCTAACCGTATCTGGTACCGCCCAGAGGAAATATATGACTCACGCTTATCCGCATCACTAATTTTATACCCAAGATCGCTAAAAGCCTTATCAATCACATCAATAGATGACTCCGGAACCCTCCCCTCAGATATCTGGCGATCGAGAACAGAAGGATAATCATCATAAGCATTCAGGCTACTCTGATATATACTATTAAGCTCGGAGGAAATAATTGAAATCCGCTTTTCAACCACAGAACGCTGGGCGGTAGTCATTTCCGTAAAATCATACTCAGCAAATATCTTGCGCAGACATGCAGATATCGCAGCTGGAGGATAGCTTTCCATATCTGGATTAGCATTAGGCACCAACAATATTTTTGGCACGCCACTGCATTCCGCAGAACTCATAACAAACTGCCTATATTCCCAGCGATTTATTTTACTGAGCGTCTTCTCTGATCGTAATTTTAGAGACTCGTACTCCAACTCCTTTCGCGCCAACGACTCTTCAAGCAGAGCATTCTTATAAAGAGGGATGACAGTATAGTAAATAGTGAATAGCGCAGTAGCAAAAAGGCCAATTTGTATAATTTGGGAAACTCTGGATAGATAAAGGTCTATTTTCTGCATGGCAAATTTATTGACAAGATTTAAGTGATGCTGCCAATTGTGTCTCATAGCCGATTCTCTGTCGACGTTCTGCCAGTAGCGCCCTCACTTTCACCTCCAGACTGTCGATCTTGCGCAGGTCTGCAGCGACCCACGGCGGCACCGACACCTTGGGCAAACGGCACGGCACCTGCACCGGCACCTCGACGCGCACGTATTGCACTTGCGGCTCAACCTGGCCCGAACAACCCGACAGGGCTAGGGCCACCCCGGTCCCGCAGGCAATCCCACGGATTACGCGGCGTGCAGCCAAGAAAATGCCCGCTCCGCTCCCGCAACACCTCAAGTTCAGCAACCGAGTCATAACCCAAGCTCCGTGTCGATGATTGAGGTGGCAGCAGCGCACTGGTCCCCGCCGATGCGCTCTTGTTGCAGCCGGTTCGCGGCGGTGTAGTCGACCTGGGCGCTGGCCTGGGCCCCCTTCACCGCCAGCTCCGCCTTGGCCTGACGCTCGTTCGCGGCTAGGGTAAGGTCGCCCAAGGCTTTGCCCTGCTCCGTAACTAGGCCGGCAAGGTTGTCGCGGGCTGCCTTACAGCTGGCTGCCTGGTCCTGCTCCGCATCGAGCAGCGGCCGGAAGTGGGTGGTTGTAGCCCAAGTGCCGACGGCCATGCCGAGGAGGATCGGTAAGCCGGCGCCGGTGAGGCGCAGCGCCCAGGCCTTCACGCCAGCACCTTCAGCGCAAGGTCATACAGCGCCTTCCGCTCTGCCGCGCCGTTCGGTACCCGGCCAGGCTGGCCGGTGTTGATCACACTGCCGATGTCCTGGGTGCGGCCGGCGTCGGCCAGCTCGTTCAGGCCGTGCTTCGACCACCACCAGGCGGCGGACTGGGCGGCATGTTCGGCCTGCTCGAGCAGCTCGGGCTGATGTTCCAGCGGGAGGCCCAATGCCAGGCCGGCGGCGCGGTAGTTGTCGCGGCCGGTGAGCTGGATCAGACCGCGGCCCCGATACCGTGCCCCATCGCCGGACGCTTCGGGGCCATTGCCCATTCGGCCGCCATAGACCTTGTTGGCGATTTTCTCGGGCTGGCGGGCGTACGTACTGGCGGTCTGGGGGGTGAACCGGCTGGGCCAGGTGCGCGCCAGGGCCTCGGCGCTGTAGTTCAGGTTCTCAACCAGACTTCGCAACTGGCCGGACTCATGGCCGATCTGGGCCAGGAACGCAGCCATGCGCACCCGGCTATCGATCTTCCAGCGCAGGGCGGCACGGTTGATGGCGGGCAAAAAAACGCCAGCGACTGGGCGGGCTTTGGGGAGGATCTGCAGCAGTTGCTGCTCGGTAAGAGGTGTCATGCTTTCTCCAGGCAAGAAAAAGCCCCGACTGTGCGGGGCTCTATTGGGTTTGGTCGGCGATCCAGGGCGGCGCCACGGGGCGCTGCGCGCTATCGGGGAAAGCTTCGGACTGGGGCCAGTCGCGCAGCGCCTGCATGTACACCAGCAGCCCCATGTACTGCGCGGCCGTCAGCGTGGTTTCACCACCAATCTCCAACTGGTCGCGATGGCGGTCACGCAGTGCCATCATTTCGGCCAGCACGCCGTCGCGCCACGCGCGCTCATCGTCAGCCGATGCCGGCAAGTAGAACGCTTGCTGCTCGTCATCCCAAAAATACGCTGTGCTCTCCGGCGCAGACGGAACTTCGATGTAGCCCCGCTCGGCCAGCTCGTTACGATTGCTGGCCGGATCACCGACCCAGCTGCCGAAAAACTGCCCCGTCGGCAGGCAGTAAAACAGTTGCACACTCATGCCTTGATCCTCACTCGTACTCGCCAGTTGGCCAAGGTGGCGCTTACCGCAACCCCCGTGGTCTTTGTCGGTACCGTCCACAGTGACGAACTCGCGCCACAGCCAATGGTTACGGTCGCGTCCGTAGCGTCGTATGCGTAGAAGCCCGTGGTTGATGCCGAAGCGCCGTTGTCCTGCATGTACGTGCCACGGTTAAACATCTCGCCTGGCTGCCAGCCTGCCTGGGCAATGGCGCACTCCCACAGAAACTCGATCGAGTCGAGCGGCGGCACATACCCGAGGCCATGGGTCACAACGATCTGCCCGCCAGCAGTGATCTGCAGACCTCCGGAGAAGTACCCGGCGCGCAGATCCTTCAAACCCTTCGACGTAACGGCAGCTTGATCATCTACGCCTTCGCGCAGCATGGCGCTGCTGGCCAGCTTGACCACGCCCAGCGCTGTCTTGGTCGCCTGCTGAGCCAGCGGCTTGAGCGCTGCGACATCGGTTTCACCCTGATTGACTGCAGTGCTCCACGCTTTGATGCACCACATGACCGAAATGTTGCGTGGGCGGGCTTCACTACCGCCCGAGCTTGCGGTCTCATACTGGACTTGATCACTGGGCTCGACGCCTTTGATGCCAGTATTGCTTAAGCCGTAGCTCGTGCTATGGGTCTTCCCGTACTTATGGGTGTGCTCAGCGTTTTGAGAGTCTTGCCAGCTTCCCAGCGCTCGCCCTGCATCTACGTCGCGGCCGTGGCTCCAGCCGCGCAGAAACTCACCTCGATAATCGGGCAGCCGGAAGAAGCCTGTTGCTTCGCCGCCCGTGTTATAGGCGGTGCCCAGGTATGCCGCCAAGGCCGGGTAAGCCGCGATGCTCTGCGGGCTACCGTCAAGCTCCAAGAATCCCGCTGGCACGGTAGCCATGGGCATGGGCAAGATGGAGCCAATGGGCATGGTGTTGACGTTCTTAAGCAAGGCGTCGACCTGCGCCTGGCTATAGGTCTGTGCTTTGGTGTAGGCGTCACCGATGCCGTAGTCGGCCAAGGTGCTGCCCTGCTTACCAATCACCACGCGGAACGCCAGCGCAGTGTCGCCGACCACCGGCGTATCGGTGTTGGTCAGCTGCCAAACGGTCAGCTTGTTGGCCGTACCGGCCTGCACCGGAATCATGTGGCCCGGCGCGCACTCGGCGCTTTCGTCTGCGTCTTGGGCGCGTACCCAGGCGCCTGCCGATACAACGTAGATCCAGTTCTGCGAGGCGGTAGCCTGGTCCTTGACCAACACGCGATCGCCGGCGGCAAGTGCTACGCCGTCGATGGTCTGCAGACCACTCAGGGCGATCGGGCCGGTAGTGGCGCAGCGTACCGACTTCTTGAAGTCCGACAGGGCCATCGACTGGATCGCGTGCAGCAGCTGCGCGTTGTCGTCTTCGCTGGGCACGATGCCGGCGGCCTTGATCACGCCCAGCAGTTCCGCCATCAGGGCATTCGCCCACGCGGCCGGGATCAGCGACCCCGGCTGCCCCGTGGCCGGGTTCTCGTCCACAAACAGCCCGTCCACCAGGCCGATGCCTGGCGTACTCTTTGGATAATCCATCCGGTCAATCCCCGTACTTGATAAATTCCAGGGCGTGCGCGGGTGCGCTACGCCTCAACAAACATTCCAGGGCGCCGCTGGGGTTGCCCCCAAACGTCTCGCCGAAGTAAGCGGCGCCGAAGCGGCGCCCGACCCGGCGGCGCGGGCCAGTGTCCAGGGTCCACATGAACTGCGCCGCCCAGGTGCCGAAGCGGGCCGAGCCGAAGCGCGACCGGCCGAAGCGCGGCGCCCTGTGCTCGATTACCTTGGCATTCGGGTAACCCTGCCCCACGGCCAGCTCCACGAAGTACGCCGGCGTCTGCCCACCGACCTCGACCAGGCGCCGGCGCACGGCCAAGCGCCGGTCCTCGAACAGCGGGTTGTCCCCCAGGCACGGGTCCGGCAGCTGCATTACGCGCTCCCAGTCCGGCACCAGCTCGCGCACCGTGTCGGGGTCCGACTCGGCCAGCAGGTCCAGGGCGCGCTTGTCTTCGGTGGCCAGCAGGTCGGCGGCCACCTGCAGCAGCTGGTCGACCTCGGGGTTAAACTCGATATCCCAGGCCGGCCCCGGCGGCAGCAGGCTGCGCAACTGGGCGTAGTAGTCCTTTGCCGTGCGGGTCACAACCACGTCACCCCCCCGTAAGTCAGCAGCTCATTCCGGGCCGCCTCGACATTGCCGGCGGGGAACACCAAGTCGTGGTCGCGCTCCCCTGTCGCGCCACTGATTGCCTCGCTGATATGCGTCCTCAGCAGCTCGGCGCCCAGGTCCGATTCGCGCTGATGCAAGTCGATCAGCTCGGCTTCCACCGCACGACGCACGGCGGCGCTGTCCGGGGTGAGCTTGATCTGGTACTGCACCGGCTTTTCCACCGGGGCCAGCACGTACAGCTCAGCCGTGACCGGACGCTCCTGCTCGATGTAGGCCTGCACCACGGCGCAGGCCTCGGCCGAGGGGATCGGGTCCACGTCATTGTCACGCACGAAGAACACCGCCACCGTGCCCGGCCCTAGCCAGTGGCGCACGATCCACGCACGAGTCACCCCGGGCACCTCAAGCGCCCAGGTCTCGTAGTCGCTCTGGCTGCCGCCGTGCGGGATCACCCGATACGAGCGGATCACCCGCGCGCGCAGCGCTTCGATGGTTTCCTGCTCGGTACCGCCCTCGATCCCGGCCGCCGTAACGGTGGCCGTGTCATTGACGCCCAGCACCGGCGACACCAGGCGCAGCACGGTGCCGGGCTCAGTGTTGCCCAGCTGGCCAGCCTCCACCGCCACCACGTCCAGCGCGCCGACAGGGCCGCCGGTGACGACCTTGAACTGCACGCCATCATCGCGCTGCAGCAGCACGCCGGCGTCGATCGGGGCGTTGACCCCACCGGTGAACAGCGCTACCCCCTCGGCCGCCACGGCCGGCAGGCGGTCACGCTTGAGCCTGGCCCGCGCCATGCGGCGCAGCGTGTCTTCGTCCGCCGTGTCGGGCAGGATCTGGTCGGCAATGTAGGCCTGCTGGCCGTAGCGGCCGTAGGACGCCGCCGCGAATACCCGGGCCAGCACCTCGGCATCGCTGCGCTGCAGGGCGCTGGAACCCGCCAGTGCGGACTGCTCACGGCTGATAAGCTCGGGCAGGGTTGGAATGTCAAACGGCATGGATCACCTGCCACAGGTTGTCGAGTTGGAAGTCCACCTGCGCGCCATCACGCAGGCCGATCACCACCGCCACATTCAGGCGGTCAGTACCGCGCGTTACCGTAACGGCCACGTTCAGTACCCGGTCGTCATCGAGCATCCAGGCCAGCGACTCGCGCGCGAACACCTCAGCGTCACGCACCGTCGCGTCGTTCAGCGTGCGCCGGCGCAGTTGCCACAGGCGCGACCCGATACGGTCATTCGCGACGCTCGGGAAGCTGTCACCCCACCAGCCGTAACGCTCGGCGTCATCGAGCGTGTCGTCGACCTCGGCGCGGCGCCAGGTCAGCAGGCTGATCACCGCCGCGCGCTGCCAGGCGCTTTCCGATGCGTCATCGAGCAGCATCATGCGCTCACCACTGGCGGCCCGCTCTGCTCGAGACCCTTGGTCACGCCTTGGTGCGGGTGGTTGACCTGGCTAACGCCGGCGGCGATCTGGTCGCCGTCTGAAACGATGCGGCCGGTGGTAGTGATTTCCGGCGTATCGAACTGAACACCAGATGCCGCGTTGACCGTGAACGTCGGGGTGTTCACCTCGACCGCCGTTTCAGCGTTGACGCGGAACGTCTTGGTGGTCAGCTCCACGACGTTGCCGCGCTTGAAAATCAGCGTGTCCTTCTCGTCGGTGTAGATCGCCACCTCGCCGGCCTTCAGCTCGACCACGCGAAACTGGCGGTCCGCCACGTTGATTACCACACCATGGGAGCGGTCGCCTCCGAAGAACAGCGCGATGCCCTCGGCGCCGGGGTGCGGGTGCGCGGTGAAGCCGTAGGGCTCGACGTGCTCCATGCCGTCTTTCACCTCGTCGGCGTGCAGGCGCATCTGCAAGCTCTGCATCTGGCTGGCCGGATTGACCAGCGAGACCACGCCACGGCTGATCAGGTTGGCGATCTGTCTGAATGCGTTCATGTGCCTGGCTTCCAGTCGGCGGGGATCAGGTATTCGAAGTTGTCGGCCTTGCCGCCCTTCTTGAGCTTGCGCGACTTGTGCGGGTCTTTCGGCTCAGGGTCGAAGGCATCGGGCGGGCCTACGGTGATGGTGCAGAGGGTGCCGGCGTCGAGGCTGTACTCGATTTCGCTGATCAGCATGTCGCGGTCAATGCCGATCACCGGATCGACGATGCGCACCAACATGTTCGGCAGCCACAGCGCGCCGTTGGACTGCCGCCAACCCTGCAGCTTGTATTTCAGCATCAAGGCCTTGCCCATCCGGCTGCCGCGCTCCCAGTTGGCCCGCGCGCTGGCCAGCTCGGGCGTCATCTGGCCGCTTTCGTGGATCAACAGCACCCGCTTGCGCGCAGCGCGCGGGTCGTCGGCCGCCGCCTTGATTTCGCTGGCCTGCGCGCCGTGGGCGCTGTCGGTGCCCGAGCGCTGGCCGGTGACGCGGTATTCGGAGAACACCCCCGAAAAGTCGAAATCCGCCTCGCCGCTCAGCAGGTTGTCGCCCAGTACCAGGCTGTCGACCGCGCGGCCGGCGCTGCCCGGCTTGATGATCACCAGGCGGCCCCGGGTATCGTCGGTGGACAACAGCCGCGAAAGGGTCAGCAGGCGGTCGATCGACTCGAACACGGTTTCGCCGGGCTCGATGGTGTGGTCGGCCACCTTGCTGGTTTCCGTCACCTGGCTGCGCACGGCGATGTTGTAGTCGCCGGCCAGCGCGGTGACGATCTGCTGCACGCTCTGGCCCTTCCACTGCCCCGGCTTGTTGACCGCCGAGCAGTCCACCAGGTCAGCGGTCAGTGAGCGGCCGCTGATCGAGCGCGTCACCTGCCGGGCGTCGTAGCGCACTGGCGTGGCGAAGATCCAGCCGGTCAGCACCAGGTCTTCGCCGATCAGCACTTCGCAGCGGTCGCCCTGGCGAATCGGGATTTCTTGGGCCTGGCCGGGCCACTGCCAGGTCACGTCAAGGCTGAAATCCCGCGCCTGCCGCTCGATGCCGGCACCGATGCGCACTTTCTTCCAGCCGCCATAATCCATGCCGTTCACGCGCAGCGTGACAGCGTTCAGTGGGTCCATGGGTTACTCCTGTGCGACGCGCAAGGCGTCCACCGGCAGGAAGCCCGGATGCACCACCTTGTTACGCGTAACGATTTCCTCGGCGCGCGTGGCGTCGCCGTACAGTCGGTAAGCCAGCACCACGGCAGGCAGGCTTTCTTTCGGGGTCACATCGACCAGGCGTACACCGGCCATGGCCACCTTGTTCAGATGGGCGCGCAGGCGCTTGTGCGTGCGCTGCAGCACGGCGAAGTGATCCGGCGGAGCTGATAGCCCCGCCTGCCAAATCGCCTCGCTGAGCGCGTCACGCAGCGCCAGAACGTCATCCGTGGTCGGCACCTCGGGGCGACTGATCGGCGTACCCACTTGCTGCTCCAGGGACGGCACCCCGGGCAGCGCGGCCGGCGCCTGTACCACTGGCATCTGCGCGGCCACCTGCACCGCCTTGACCAGCAGCGCGTCGCGCACCAGGTCACGGGTGGCCGTAGCCGCTGCCACCGACGCCTGGCCACCTGCAGGCGCAGCGGCGGCCGTCAGGCCCACGGCCGCCTGGGTCGCACTGCTGGCCAGACTGGCCAGGACCGCGAACCCTGAGACCTCGGCATCATCGACACCCCAGCGCGAACCGTCGGTGAAGCCGGAGAACTGCGCGCCCACCATGGTGGCCAAGTTGTCGGGGAAGTTGGCCACCATGTGGGCCAGTGCCTGCGCCGACGTGATCGCGCTGGCGATCTGGTTGAACTCCCCCTGAATCGCCATCTGCACCCCGGCGATGCCGTTCTGCAGCTGCACCGCGGCGATCCGCACCCGGTTGACCAGGGCCATGGCCGCCCGATAGCGGGCAAGGGCCGAGTCCAGCCAGCTTTCCGATTCATCCTCAAGCTGCGCGGCCGTGTTGGGCACCCCAACGGGATAGCCCTTCTCGCCGTTTTCGATGAACTCCAGCTGAAAGCGCACCATGCCGCCTTCATTGCGGGCGTGCGACACGTCGCAGCCGTCGCCGGCGGTGACGTTCATGCGCCCATACCACGGGTGCACCAGCTCGCCCGCTCCCGGCTGATTCAGCGCGTGCAGCAGGTTGTCGCGCTGCACAAAGCAGTCATCGCCGATAACGTACCCGGTCATTTTCGGGTTACGCGTCTTGGCCCCCATGTCTTCCACCAGGGGCTTGTCGCGCTGCGGGTACTCGTGCACCTGCACCCGGCGACCAACTGACGTTGACTCGTTTTCGACAAAGAAGCCGACCCCGCGAAACGACGCGGGCAGCAACTGGTCGCGCCATGTGTTGGTGGTCATGCGTTAACTCCCTAGCGAACGGCGACCGACGTTCTGCGATACGGAAATACCGGGCTGGTTGGTCTTGGCTTCCTCCACCCGCAAGCCGGGTGGTGGGTTCTCGAAGCGCAACGCAATGGTGCCCTCAAGGTTTTGCCTTTGACCCTGCGCCGTCTGCTGGATCAACGAGCCCGGCGCCGGGCCGCCTGGGGCGCGCAGCAGGTTGGCCGAGCTGGCCATGCCGGGGTACATCTCCGGCGTGGCACGCAGCGGCCGCACCAGGGCGCCGGCCTCGGCGGGCGTCCCATTGCGCGCCTGCTGCTCGGCGGTCCAACCCTTCACCTTGTCGGTCGCGGCATTGATCACGCCCGAGCCGTCCGCGTCGATGTTGAAAAACTTCATCATCGGTTCAATGATCGGTTTCAACCGCTCCCACAGCCCCTTGAAGAAGCTCACCAACGGTTCCCAGTGCTTGACCACCTGGCCGAGTGGGGTCCACTCGAAAATGCGTTTCAGGAAGTCCATGAACGGCACCGCCAGCGCCTTGATCAGCTCCCAGGTCGCGGCGAAGAAATCCGACAGCGGCCCCCAGTTGGCGATCACGAAGCCGAGTGGAGTCCAGCTGAACACCTTTTTCAGGATCTCCCACAGCCCCATCAGCGGCCCCCGGATCACTTCCCACACGCGCTGGAAGTACGGGCCGATGGTCGACCAGTTGGCGATCACGAAGCCCGCCGCCAGGGCGATGCCGCGAATGATCAGGCCGATAGGCGTCATCTTGGCGACAAGCGTCATGATGTTCAGCGCCGCCGTGGCGCCGACAGCCGCCAGGCGCAGCACGGTGAAGCCCACCGCTGCGCCGAGGATACCTTTCACCAGGCCCGGATGGGCGGCGGCCAGCTCGGACACTTGGCTAACCAGCGGCCCGACGAACGCCAGAAAGTCGTTGAACGGCGGCAGCAGGATCGAACCCACCGAAATACCCAGGCGGGTAACCCGGTTCATCAGTAGCTGTACGGCGTTGGCCGTGGTCGCCGCCCGCGCCGTGTATTCCGCGTTCATCGACCCGGCGAAGCCACCTTCCTTGCCGACGTTCTTGAAGTTCTTCTGCAGGGTGTCGAGGTTGGTCAGCAGCGGCGCGATGGCCCCCACCGACTCCTTGCCGAACAGGTTGGTCAGTACCGCCGCCTGCTTTTCCTTGTCGACCTTGGCCAGCGTCTGCAGCACCTTGTTCATGGTGCCTTCGCTGTCGGTCTGCATGCCCTTGGCGATTTCGTTCACGTCCAGGCGCAGCGCCTTGTAAGCCTCCTTCTGCGACTTGGTGGCCGCCGTGCCGGCGGTCAGGGTCAGCATGAAGTTCTTGATGCCGGTGGCGGCCACATCCTGGGCTATGCCCACCCCGGCCAGGGCCGAGCCCATCGCCGCCAACTGCCCGGCGTTAACCCCGGCCACCTCGCCCAACGGACCAATAGCGGTCACGATGGCCGAAATCTGCGCCGTGCTGGCCGCGCCGGTGTTGCCCAGGTAGTTGATCTTGTCGGCGAGAGTGACCACCTCGTCTTGGTTGAGGTGGAAGGCCGTGCGCCACTTCGCCATCATTTCGCCCGACTGCTCGGCGGTCTGATCGAAGGCGACGCCCATTTTCACCGCGTCTTCGGCGAAGCGGCCCAGCTCTTCCCGGGCAATGCCCGACTGACCGCCGGCAGCGACGATGGCGGCGATGCCATCAGCCGCCATCGGCAGGCGCTCGGACAGGTCGAGCACGTCGTCGCTCATGGCCTTGAACTGCTCGGGCGTGTCGAAGTTGACGACCTTCTTTACGTCCGCCATGGCGCTTTCGTAGTTCATCGCCGCCTTGACGCCCATCACGAACGGGGCCGCGATGGCCCCGCCCTGGACGGCATCGGCGAAGGTGATCTTGCCGAGGCCCGAGGCGTTAATCTGCTTGCGCAGCGTGGCCACGTTCTTGCGCACGCCGGTCAGCACCGGCGACAGCTTGTCGACGCCGGTAATCAGCGCCTTGAGCTGGAATTTATCCGCCATCCCCTGCCCCCGCTATGGCTTGAATTCGGCTCGCGTTGGCGTAGCCCTCTAACAGGTCATCCAACGCCCAGTCCTTGACGTGCTCGGGGCTGAGTTTCCAGTACCAAGCAAGGTCGTAGACCAGTTGCGTCAGGCCGCCGAGGCTTCCGGCGTCGCTTCCGTCTTCTGGGGGGACGCCATGAAAAAACCGGCCAACGCCCAAGCCAGCGCGTTAAGGTCGGTGACGTCCAGCTGGTCGACCGAACTGCTGGGGATGCCGGCGCAGACCACGATGTACTTCGCCGCCACGTCGAGGTTGAGGCCGACCGACTCGTCTTTCTCGATGCGGTACGGCAACTGGCCGATCTGGCGGCATTCGCGGGTGGTCGGTCGGCGCAGGGCCAGTTCGGTCAGCTGCTCGCCATGGGCCTGAATAGGGGTTTTGAGTTCGATAGTGGTGGTCATTACTGCCAGTCTCCTGAAACGCCTTCGAAGTTGAGCGGAACCTTGCCGTCGTCGGCGGTCACGTTGACGTCATCCACCACGTACGCGCCGGACAGCACGTAGCTGCTGCCGTCCTTGAATTCAGCGGTGATAGTCATGTTGGTGCCCTCGGTAATCTTGGCGAACGGGAGGCCGGGGGTCTTCACAGCGTCGACCTTGAGGAACGGGGCGCGGTCTTCTTCCTTGAAAAAGCCCGGGGTAATGGTCTCGCGCTTGACCTTGGACAGGGGCGCTTCCACGCCGCCAGTGATGACCAACTGGGTACCGTCGACCTTGATGTAACAGGTACCCGCGACTTTCTGACCCATAACAGGCCCTCACAAAAAAGCCCGCACAGGGCGGGCTGGGGGTGGACGTTGACGCGGCTTAGGCGGCGTCTGCGGCGTACTGCAGGCGGAACTGGTAGAGCAGCGCGAACACGCGCAGCTGGTTCACCAGGTCCGGCGGGTACAGCACGTTGATGCGGTTCGGGTTGGTCGCGTCGCGCTCAACAATCAGGTTGGCGTTGAACGCGTCGAAGTTCTCGACCAGGCCCAGGGTTTCCAGGTAGCGATAGCCCGCCAGCAGCTCGCCACGGATCACCAGCGGGGTGACGATCGCCTGGCCGGGGCCAAACGCGGTGCCGTCGTTGGCCAACTTGTGGCGTCCGTACTTGCTGGTGATGATCCCCTGCAGGTAACGCAGCACGTAGGCGCTCTGGTGCAGCGGCTCACTATCCAGATACGAGTCATCGGCCTGGCCGTAAGCGTTTTTCTGGTACGTGGTCACCGCGCGCTGCAGGCGCATGTAGCCGCCTTCGTAGTACAGCGTGCCGATGCCGTGACTCAGCAGCGACTGCTGTTCGGTCAGCATGAAACGGTCGCTCGCCTTCGCCGGGTCGAGGCCCGGCAGCACCCCGGTCTGGGTCGGCCGCGCCGGGTCGGCGCTGATGAACACCGCCGTGCGCGCCGCCGCTTCGGCCACGACCTGCCACACCGGCTGCGGCACGCTGGTTTCGAAGCCCAGCACGGTCATGTGCGGGTCATTGCGCTGGCTGCCCAGCGCAACCAGCTGGCCCACGGTACCGCGCTTGGCGCTGTAGACGTGGCCCCACAGCTGCTTCGACCACGACCAGCGCCCGCTGCTGTCGTCCATGGTGTCTTTCCAGGCGTCAAGCGTGTCGCTGTCGGTCCAGGGCTGCGCGCAGAACTCGAACGGCTCGTCGCCCAGGGCGGCCAGCAGCGGCGCCATTTCGGGAGTACCGACACCGCCGGTCATTGCGGTGGCCACCAGCACCAGGCCGGCCGGGCTTTCTTCGCCGTTGGCCCGGCCCCGGCGGTTCAGCTCGATGCGCAGGTCGTTGGCCAGCTCGCCCTTGAACTTGGCTTCCAGGGTGACCACGCCGCCGGCGGCGGTAGCCTTCACCGGCAGGTCAATCGCCGCGTTGACGCTTTCCGCCACGGCGCTGGCCACAGCCGCCGCGCTCATGGTCGCGGTGGCCGTGGTGCGCACGCGGGTACCGCCGACGTACAGATTGACCAGGCCGGTGGCCGACGCGGTGCCCGTTACGGTAACGGTCGCCTTAGCGGCGGCGCCCTCGGTAACCTTCACCGGCAGACACCAGACCTCGCCTGCCACGTCGATGGCGCGGTGGGCTGCGAACATTGCGGCGAGCATCGAGCCGGCACCGCCGATGGCCACCGCCTCGGACTGGCGCGATACCAGCACCAGGGCGCCGATTTCTTCGCTGTCGGCGTCGTCGTTGACCTGGCCGACGATCAGCCGGCGCAGCGTGCCAGATGCGCCGCTGCCGGCCATGCTGCTGTCGACTTCGGCATAGAACAGCGGCACCCGCAGGTTGCTGGGAATGCTGTTGTACGAGACGGTCATACCTTGGCCTCCTTGGCGGCCTTCTTGGTTTCCACCAGCACCGCGTCGCCTGCATCCAGGCGGCGCTGCCAGTAGGCGTTATGCGGTACGTCGTCGCCTGCAGCGGGCAGCAGCGCGCCGCCCTTCTCCGGCATCGGGCAGGCGCGCCCCGGGGCCGGCTTGACCTTGATGGTTTTCATTGCGGGATATCCTCGCGTAGCGTGACCTCGACCCGCCCCTCAGGGCCGGTCGCGGCCAGGTTCTTGTCGACCATGGGGTCGATGAAGTCGACCTTGATTTGGATGCCGTCCAACGGCGGCAGGCGGCTTTGCGCCAACTCTGGCCAGGTCTGCGGGTTGTCCGTGGCATCGCTGCCGAAGCCGCCCAGTTGCGTATCCGCGTAGAAGCGAAAGCCATAGACAACCTTGGCCCGGTTCATCAGGATCAAGGCGCCCCGGTCGTAGCAAATCGGCTCGGCGTCATCGAGCTGAAAACCCGCCAACGCCCGGAACAACGTAGTGCGCACGTAGTGCACCAGGTCGGCCGCCGACTGGCCGCGCTCGTCGCGGTTGTCCAGCACCACGCACACGTCGAACGAGTCGCGCACCACCTGGGCGGCGGCGTTCTGCGCCAAGGGCTCGTCGGCCGTGTCGCCCACCGGCAGCACAAAGGCCGCCGGGCACTCAACCTGCTGGCAACCGTTCACCGGGTCCCAGTCCAGGCCGCCGGCAATGCGGCCGTCGAACTGGGGGCATTCGGCTTTCAGGTGCTCAATGATGGGTGTGATTCGCATAGGTCCTCAGTTGTCCAGGAACGCGCTGGCAAAGGCGGCAGACAGAATCTGCTGCACCTGCGCCCGTGAGTCCGTCAGCGCGTCGGTCATGTAGTTGTCGCGCGGCTTGACTCGCCACCCGCCCCCGCTCTTCAAGCGCACGCCGTAGTGCAGGTAGGCCGGATAAAACGCCCGCATGCTTGAGCTCTTGGTGGGCGCAATACGCACCAGGAACCCGGAGCGCGACAGCTTGAAGCCGATCGACTCCGTGGTCGCGCCACTGCGGTTGACTGGGTAGCCATCCTCGTCACCGCCCAGGGCCAGGTTCATCTGTGCCCGGCCGGTGATCAGCACGCCCACCTTGCGCATGCCAGCGCGCACCTTGCGCTTGTTGAAGGCTTCGCGGTCGAAGGCTTCGTAACCCTCGAAGTGCAAGTAGCCGTCAACCGAAACCGAGTTGGCCATCGCTGCCGCCTCCTGTGCTCGGCGCCGGAACGGCCGGCCCAAGTTCCTCGACCTCAACCACCGACCAGACGGTACGCCCGCCCAGCTCTGTTGGCCGGCGCACGCGATACACCCGACCTCGCGCCACAAACTCATGCGCGTCACTTAGGCCTTCGATGTGGCGGCAATACAGGCGGTGGGTAGCCTTGCTTTCGGTCTGCTGGGCGTTGGTGTAGGCAGCAGTACCCAGCGGTTCTACCTTCACCCAGCGCTTGCAGACTGGCGTGTAGTCAGGGGTCAGCGCCGGCCCATCAGGGCGATCAACACGGATCCTCACTTCCATGCGGTGGATCAGCTCACCCGAGGCTGGCTCGCGAATCCCTCTTATCCCTCCCGAGGCCATGGCTAGAACCTCGGCGGGACGGTGATATCCGCCAGTAGGTGGTCAACGAAGCTGGATGGCAACTCGGTCAAGGTCTGCCCCGCAACCAGCACTCCACGATGACTGAATGCCGTTTCAGCGGCCATCAGCATCCAGCTCAGCACCCCGGGGTGTGCCTGAAGATCTACGCCAGCGCGGTAGCGGATTCGCAACATGCCTTCCGGGCGACCGTCAGGAAACCGCAGGTAGCTTTCCTTGCCCGTCTGGATCACCTCAGTCCGGCCAGCAAACTCCACCGGCGGACCCGAACCACCCAGCAGCAGTACCGATTCGATGGCGACCGCCTGGCCTACATCCAGCGCGCGCCCCGACAGGTAGTGCGCTGGCCAGTCTTCCTCGTAAGTCGCCTCGCGGATCGCTGCCCCGGTCTTCGACTCACACTGGGCAGTCACGCCGGGGATGATGATCATGTCGATCAGTTCGGGCTGCAGATCCTCCGGTTCAGCGCGGCACTGATAAGCCACCTGATCCAGCGTCAGCACGGGCGCCCCCGTGTAGGCGATGCGGCGTGCCATGGCTAAGGCTTCGGATCATCGACAACGGGAGCGGCGCCGGTGGCAGGATCAGGTTTGGCGGCGGGCTTGACGCTTGGCTTAACCTTCGACGCTGCTGGCACTTTCTCCTTTGGAGTCGGCTCGCTACTTGCGGCGGGCTTCGCCACTGCCGTTTTCTTACCTGGCTCGGCTGCGTAGCCCCCAGCGATGAGCCCTTCGGCTACAGAGGAGTCGAAGCCGGCAGTCTCGCCAGCGGCATAGCCGCGCCAGTTTTTTTCGAAAGTAACAATTACCTTGGACATGTGATGCTCCTTGAATCAGCAAGAGGAACGCCCGGCATACCGGGCGGATGGGTTACAGGGAGCTACCCCACTTAACGCCGGTCATTACCGCAACCGACTCGACGTGGCGCGGACCGAAGTCATGCTTGGCAATCACGCGCACGAGAGTCTGGTCGCGCTGGAATGCGCTGATGACGTTGCCGCCGGCGTCCTTGTAGGTGGCTTCCTTGCTGAAATCGATGACCATGGCGTCGTCCTCGCCGATGAAGCAGTCGGCAAAGTCGGCGAAGTGGATCTCCGACTCATCGCCCTCGGCGCCCAGGTTGATCGGGATCTGGGTGGTGGTGCCGACCGGGAAGCCTTTCAGCAGGTTAAGGTCCAGCTCCGGGTAAGCCTTGTTGCCGTTACCGTCACGCAGCGCGGACAACCAGCGCTTGGTGCGAGGGGCCATGGCGAAGCCGGGCGCCGTCATATTGGAGTTGGCGTTCTCCAGGCGCAGGATCAGCGCGGAAAGCGCGTTCTCCACCGCTTGCAGGGTCACTTCTGCCGGCGCGGCGAACACGTTGAAAGCCGGCGCCCAGAAACGCAGGCCCTTGGGCAGGTTGCCGGTACCGGCGCCGCGCAGGAACGACAGGTCTTCCGCCGTCGCCACCGAAGCCACCAGATCGTTCACCACGAGGCGGTCAACGCTCGGGTTGGTGCCGGAGTAAGCCAGCAGGTCGTTGCTGATCGGCACCAGGGCTGCGAGCTTCTTCGACGACAGTTTCAGGTCGTCGAACTGCATATCGGTGGTCGGCATGTCCTCTTCGGTGCCGATGTAACTGACGATTGCGCCACCCTTGATGCGAGGCACGGTGAGGTTGCCATTCTTCAGCGGCAGGGACACGGCGCCGAGGTTGCGCACCACCGACTTGGGGCGCAGCAACTCGATCACTTCGCTAGAGAAGCTCTGTGGCACCAACACACCGCCGGCGCCCGGCGTGACGGTGCTGAGCGCCATTGCGATTTCGGGGTTGTAACCAGAATCGGTGGCCATCTTCGCAGCAGCTTGCTGATCACCGCGGGAAGCAGCCAGAACACGCACCATCTGCGCCATGTTGGCACCCGGTACCGGCTTGGCGGTGAATGGGCCGCTGATGCTGGGCGGGCCATTGATGCCCTGCGCGCTTTCGCTGACAGGCACGGCACTGGCCGTAGCCATGCGCTCGGCGGCTTCCGCGCGAGCGAGCTTCTCCGTCAGCGCGTTGAACTGGGTGCTGAGCTGCTCGAACTGGGCCAACTGGTCGGTGCTGAGCGCGGTGCCGGCGGCCTCGATCTGGGCCAGCGCCTGGATCGATGCATTGATAGTGGCGCGTTCGCTACGCAATTGAGTTACGAGGGACATGCTGCCTCCTGGGCATAAAAAAACCGCCATCGGCGGTTGTGTTCACTGCCGCGAACGCGGTCAGAGTTGAGACTGTAGGGCGAAGGCCGAGGCCCGCACGCTGATACGCTGCTGAGCCTGAGGGCTTGGGCGCTGGGCGCGACTGAGGGCAACCGCCCTCGAGAGGTTGTCTACCGCGAGCTGCGGCGATTCCAGGCGGTCGGCCAAGCCGATGCCGATGGCTGAAGAGCCGCGATAGCAGGCAGCCTCGGTGGCAATGATGTCTGCCACATCGCGGCCGCGGTATTCGGCAACATGGGTGGTGAAGAGCTGGTAGCTCTCCTGCACCACATCGTTGAGCACCTGCAGGGACTGCTCGGTAAGCGGCTCGTTCGGGCTCAGGTCGTTCTTGTGTGCGCCGGCGTAGACCGTGGTCACCTTGATCCCCATGCCCTCGATCATCTTGGAGCGATCCATGTGGCTGGCCACCACACCGATGGACCCTACGCCCGAGGTCAGGCTCACGACGACCTCGGTGCAGGCGGCTGCAATCAAGTAGCCGCCTGAGTAAGCCATGAAGTTGACCAACCCAGTGATGGGCTTGATCTTGGTCGCGGCACGGATGTCTGCTGCCAGTTCGAAGGCTCCCACCGCGCTACCGCCGGGGCTGTCGATGTCCAACACGATGTGCTCGACCATCGGATCGGCGATAGCCTGGTTCAGGGCCGCGCGCAGCCCCTCGTAGCTGGTCATGGTCTCGCAGGCGTTCAAATGACTGCCGCGACTGACGAGTACGCCGTGCACCGCAATCACTTCCACGCCGGTTTGCGCGATAGCTGCGCGGCGCTGCTCTTCGCGGCGGTCCTGTTCGGCCTGGTAGCCATCATCGTCGTAGAACATCGAGGGATTGGCTGTCGCGCCAGCCATGCTCAAGTTGACGATGTTGAGGCTCATGGTCTGATTGGCCCAGCGCACCGCCAGGTCCAGCATGTCGGGAGTCGTCAGCAGCGGCTGATTGAACAGCAGGCTGGCAGCACGCAGATGTCGTTTCATGCGGCAAGCATCCTCAGAATATCGTCGCGCTGCCGCTCCAGCTGGGCGCGGACGTCGGGGTTGTTCGTATCGGGCAAGCCGTGCGCCACATCAGTCATGTTCAATGGCTGCAGGTAGCTGTCACCGTTAGCCACGGGAGGCATGTTTTCCAAGCGCCGAATATCGTTGATCGAAAGCCACCCCCATTGCCGGCCAATTGCGTAGGCGTCGTAGCGACTCTTCTGGTCGCCGCGCAGCAGGCCGGAAAGGTTGAACTCGATGAAGTAGTCGCGGCGTTCTGATGGCAGCAGGAAGTCGCGCATCATTGCCTGCTCGTGCCGCTTGACCCACGGCATCAAGGCAAAGATCACGTACTGGATCAGCAGCTGTTCAAGGCTGTTGTAGCTCGCCTTCTCCAGGTCGTTGACCATGTGCGGAGGGATCTTGTAGATACGCGCAAGGTCCAGGCCGGTGGCCTTCAGGATGCCCAGCAATTCGGCATCCACGTTATTCATGGAGACCGGCTTGAAGGTCATGCCCTCCTGCAGCATTGCTACCTTCTTGGCATTGTCGATGCCAGAGAACTTGGTGCCCCACTGATCGAGAACGCGATCGATGCTTGCCTGTTCCTTGATTGGCGGCGCTTCCTTCGGACGCTCGATGACGCCGCTGACGGCCGTACCGTTTGCAAATGATTTGCCGGCGTACTGCCTGACCGCTTGAGCGAGCCCCACCGCATCTGCATGAAGCTCGATGGGCGACAGGCCGGTGTAGTGATTCTTGGTGTGCCAGCGCACATGGTGCATGAGCCGCATGGGCAGCGGATCATGCGCGCCGATCCGGTACACGGGGCGAAGGTCGCCGCCCTTGAGCACCGTGACCTTATCATTGCGCATCGGGTACAGCGCTTTCACCGAGCCGTCGTCGGCGCGCTCGATGTAGCTGTAGCAGTTACCGCGCAGACCCAATGCAAGCTGGCAGGACTCGCGGTACTCGTAGGGCGTCTGCCACGGATTTGGCTGATAGCGCAGCACGTCGTACAGCGGGTGAGCCGTCGCCAGCTCGCGCTTGCCGTCGCCCAGTCGACGGTACAGATCCAAAGGCAGCTGGCCCACGCTTTCCGCCAGGAGCGTCACGCAGTTCTGCAGCACCGTGATCGCCAGCGCGCTGTCCGGTGTAACGGTCATGCCGGCAGCTGAGCGGCCAGAACCGATCTGGCTACGCCAAAGACCACTGCTGCCATCGGAGACCAGCCCCTCATTGGCGCCGAGCAAAGTACTGAAAAACATGCTCACCCCCCTTCGGGATTACGTTTGATCGGGATGCGAGCTGCAGCCTTGTCGGCAAGCCAGGACCAGCCAATCAGGCCAAAGCCTGCTGTGATGAAAGCACTGGGGATGTGGATCAGGGCAATGCCGGTGACCAGCAAGCTGAAGCCGACCAGGCCGGCGACCAGCGCAACGATTGCGAGCTTGTTCAAACCCCGACTCCTTCGTCGTAAATAGATGTGCTACTACTGCCAGCAGAGGCAGCGCCACTGATGCCGGTCGCCATGATTCCGGCGATGATTCCGTCGATACGGCCGGTTGCCTTGGCCTTGTCTGCCTTGCGATTGTTTGCTGGGTCGGAAACGATCACGGCGTTACCCGCGCACCAGGTCATCACGGGGTTGCCGTCATGGCGAAGTGACTCGATCGCCTGCGCCGGGGGCGCGTCATCAAACAACTCTGCGGCGTCGCCACCCTCCGGGCCTGAATCGACCATGCCGAGCAGGCGCCGCTCGAACTCGTCTACCGCTGGCCCCATGTCCTTGAAGCCCTGGCCGAACTCGACCAGCTCGGGCAGCACGATGTCGTACTCGACCATCAACTGACGCATGTCTTCAATCCGCCAGCGGTCGAAGGCAATCTTGTCCACCTGGAAGAAATGGCAGATGGTCTGCATCCTTCGCAGCACGTGCAGCTTGCTGATAGCGCGCCCCGGTGTCGTCTCCAGATCGCGCGATTTGATCCAGGCTGCGTAGGGCACCTTGTCGCGCGCCTCGCGCTTGTCCAGTTCGTGATCGGGAATCCAGAAGTAAGGCAGCAGCCGCCAGTGCGGGTCTTCGTAGGTCGGGTAGAACAGCAGCACAAAGGCCGTCAGGTCGGTCGTACTGGACAGATCCAGGCCGCCGACGCAGGGCCGGTTCTTGAGCAGCGACATCGGAACGCGCTCTTCGGCCTGGCTCCAGACGTCCCATGAGATCCATGGTGACTCCGCGCCAGTCCACTCGCAGAAATTCAGGCGGCGTACCATCGCCTCTTTGCTCGGCATGCCCCGGGCCTCTGTCACCTGCTCGCGCAGGTACTTGATACCGGGCAAATCCGCGTCTTGTAGTGATGGGTTGGATTTGAACCAGCAACTCTCGTCCTGAATGGGATCGTCGCCCTCGTCCAACGAGCAGATGTAGGCGAAGAAACCGTCGTCGAGCAGAGCGCCGGATGCCACCCTGGCGCCGTATTCGTGATATTCCCAGCACGGCCCTCGTTTGTTTGAGCCACTGTTAGTGATCATGAAGATCAGCGCCTGTTTACGGCTCTTGGTACCAGCTCGCATCATCTCCACGACCAGGTTGGTCTTGTGCTCGTGCACCTCGTCGATCAGCGCCATGTGTGGGCGCGGCCCAGATTGACCGTCGTCAGAGCTGATCGGCCGGAAGAACGAGCCCGACTTGAGGTACGCCAGGTTCCAGATGTTCTGGCCAGTACCGCTACAGGACAGGCGCTTGGTCAGCTCCGGCGACTGCTGCACCATCGCTACCGCATCGCGGAACAGGATCATGGCCTGATCTTTCTTGGTTGCTGCCGCGTAGATTTCGGCTCGCGCTTCACCGTCACCGACCAGGCCTTTCAGCCCAACGCCGGCCGCCAAGGGCGACTTGCCTGAGCCCTTGCCGCTTTCGACGTAGACAACGCGGAAGCGGCGGTAGCCATCGCTGCCCTTCCAGCCAAAAATGCTGCCGACGATAAACTTCTGCCAGGGCAGCAGCTCGAACGGTAGCCCTTCGAACTCCCCGCCGTTGAGTTTTAGAACGGCGCGGTAAAAGCGGATGGCCTTGTTGGCTTCTTCCAGATCCCAGAACAGGCCACGCTTCGGACCTTCCTCCAGGTCCCGCAGGTGGCGGGCGCAAGCGTTGCGGATATCAGGGCCGGCAATTCGCTTGCCGGAGTGCACTTCTCTTGCGTACTGGGTCGCAGGATCGTCAACCGAAGTGCTCCGCGAGCGGGTCTTCTTTGTCGTCATTCTCTTTGACCTGAACCTTGGATCGAGCGGCAGGAGTAAGGCCGAACTCGACCAGGTAACTTTTGAAGCGACGGTCAACGTCAGCGAGCATTGCAACGGCTGGGTTTGCCTTCAGGACCAACTCACCCTGAGTGCTGGTGGTCTCGTAGGTGCGACCCTGCAAGACGATCGTTTCACGCAGCGCGAGAATCTCGGCGTAGCAGTCGCAGAGGCGTTCAAGGGCGAAGCCATCTGCTTCAGTCAGCACTCCCATGCGGTCCAGCAGGACCGTCAGCCGCCCCCAGGCCACCTGCCCTTCGCTCGTCAGGTGCGCCGGGGTGCAAGGAACGCGCCTTGCTGGCTGGGGTTCATTCTTGTTGATAGCACGCTTGCCAGGGTTCCCTCTGACAAGCTTCAGCTCTGTCGGTGCGGGTCGTCTCCCGGCCATTGGTGGGTCTCAAAAAAAAGATTTCATTTCGCGGTTTTGCGTAAAGAGGAGGGCGATTGGTCAGGAAAGATTTCGCAAAAAACATTTCCCCCCCCTACCCCGTTGGATGGGGCCCCGTAGCGTCCGGAGAAGCCTCAGGAGGGCCGATTCCAGTGGTGCCGTGGGTCCAGCGGCCTGCCGCTGACGTCGCAGCCAGCCTCGCGCCCTGACTTCTCCAGACGCTGCTTGTAGGAGCTATGGCAGTTGGTGCAGAGCGACTGCCAGTTGGTGCGGTCCCAGAACAGAGTCATGTCGCCGCGGTGTGGCTGGATGTGGTCGACGACGCCGGCCGGCTTGTTGATGCCTGCCTGCTGGCATCGAACGCACAGCGGGTTCTTTCGTAGCCAACCTGCGCGCGCCTGCTGCCAGCGGTAGCCATAGAGCTTTGGGGTCTTGCCTGGCTCGGCGGTGGACATGTGTCAGCCCTCCGCCTTCTTGCTCATGAAGCGGTCCGAATACTCACGCAACTTCTCGACCCCCATGAAGCCCACCATGCAGCCAGCGAAGACCGACAGGTTGGACGGCAACGCGAAGTACTCAAGGACGGGCAGCAAGCTGATTGCGATCAGGCCGCAGATAGCGCCCTCGAGGAGCACCTTACGACCTCGGCCGCCGCCGTAGATCACTCGGCACATCGCCACTGCGGCGGCAATGCCGCCTGTATAGAGCTGCGGCTGGTGAGCAAGCACCCAGGCGAGCACAGCGGCCCACAGGCCAGGATCCTTCTCGGGCATGTTTGGCATCTCGATTCCTCCCGTTTCTGGGAGCTAAAATGTAAAAACCCGCACTAGGCGGGTTTCAGGGTGAAATGTCTGATGACTTAGAGGAGGCTCTTGGCCCCTGCAAGCCTTAACAATAACGCGCAAGCGACCTTTCCATTTTCGCTCTGCCCGCGAATCACAGAGCTTTCGACAATTGGCCTGTCGATATCAAAGATGTCGTCCCCATCAACCAGCTTTAGGACCTCCAGCAACCGCTCGGCGTTAGCCTCATCTTGGGCATCTGACGCTCGGTTCGGACAATAGGCATCCAGAAACTCACCAACTGTAAGTGGGCAGTTCTGCTGGAAGAAACTAATCATTTCGCGAAGATTTTTAAGGCTGTCCTTGTCAATCATGTAGGCACTCTAGGTTGGTGGATGGCTTGAGTGACAAAAGATTGGGTCAGTGATGGCGAATTACAAGTACAAAAAAACCCGACACTATGGCCGGGCTTTCGGTGATCACTCCTCAACACGCGCAGGAATGACAGGATGGGTTAATATTCGGTCATGCGGCCAGACGGTGTCAACCCTTTAAAGCACTAATCCGTAGGGTGCCTTACCGCCCGTCCCATCGCGATACATTCATGAGGACGAAGGCCGCTCCGGTCTTGGTCTTTGAAGAATCCGATCAGGTCAGGCAGGCCGCGCTCCAATCGCTGAGCGATTCGATGCGCATCGTGGAAAAACTCCCACGTGCAGGCGTGGAATTTCGGGTTAAGCAGCTTTAGCGCAAAGCCCAGCGCGGGGCTGGGCTTCAGTCAAGGTTTTCGAACAGGAACCATCTCCGCAGCGCCGCCAACGTCGGACATTTCGTGCTCTTGCCTTCCAGCCCTAAACCCTTGCGCGTGAGGCGACATTGTCGGCATCGCTCAACAGCGGCACCTTAGAGTGAACACCAGAGTAGCAGAACTCGTACCACGGAAATGTCGATTGCCAAAATGCATAGGACCCATCATCAATTTCGAGTTGAACGCTAGTGAATCCGTTTGCAAGCCTGAGCAACTTCCAAGACGCGACGGCCTTTTTTCCAATACCTCGAAGCCTGTGCTCGGGGAAGATGAACATCCTGAAAATCTCAAGTGTAGGCCACCCTCGCTCAACGATGTATCCTACCGACTCATTGTCAGCCTTAATTTCAAAGCACACCTCACGCCATTGCTCCCATGCATTTTCACTGCTGCAGACCTGCAGCATCTCCCTGTCAGATACTTGGTCTAGTCTCGCCTGCAGGGCTTTCCTTTGCTCCGGATCAGTCAATACTACTTGGACGTGGTGCGCTGGCAGCTTTTCTTTAGAGTTCATGGTCTCCTTCCATTCAATCCCAGACTCTACCTGCCCGCCGCCCACCTATCCAGCTGGACGAAAACCCAGTAACCGGAGACTTCATCTCCGTAGTAGTGTTGAGCCTTCCAAGCACAGCCAAGCGCCCCCTAACCAAAGGAGCAAGTGCGATGAGAGATGTAAGCGATTTAAAGCCAGATCCGGACAATCCTGGCTGGTTCCTTGGATTTGTAGTTGTAAATCCAGAGACGAATGTTGTCTACGACATCTACTCAGGGCAAATCGAAGCCTTCCAAGAAGCAAAGCGTCTTGGGGGTGGCTTTAAGTCACTAGGGGGACGTTATTGCCCTGAATTTCACGAGTATTGGTACTCTCAGTCAATTCTGTTGCGTTAACTCAAGAGTTAGCAGTGACACTACCCCTTCGCAGTCAAAGCCAGATGCAAAAAGCCCAGCGCGGGGCTGGGCTCTTTAATCAGCGTTCAGTCGTCAATTGCTCAACGGACATGTCTTTATAAGCATCTTGCTCCGTGATGCGAGTGACCTTCTCGACCTGAGCTTTGACAAGCTTGCCAGCCCTGGTTTTCGTAACCAAGTGCAGCATTACAACCTTTCCGCCCCATTCTGCCTCTTGGATGGCATCCAAAATTGCATCCGAGACGAACGAGCCATCTTTAGGGAGGGTTGCTGTGATTTCGGTTTTGCGAACCACGTCGTACAGCGATAGCTTGTACTCGGCGCTCGACTTGTGATCAACCCCTTGAATTCTGAACACACCAGCAATGCGGTCCTCTACCGACACATTGCGCGGTGTCTTGCTCAGCTCTTCAACGGCTGGGCCCGACAGGTCGACTCCCTGGACGCTGATAGAGTCCGAGTCCTTGGTAGCTGCAATCAACTTATTGTAAGTGCCTGCCATGTGCTCCGAAATCGTTTGGACCTGAGGAGCGTGCTGAACCACCATACCCATCAAGTCGGCGTATCGCTCAGACGAAGCATCTGAGGCATCCTTGACAAGCTCCAGCGTTTTCATTCGCTCGTCACGCTCGGCAGCAGATTCGATTTTGGCTAGCTCAGCTTTCCGTGCCTCTGACTGGTGCTCGAGATGATTGCTGTATCCAAGATAGCCAAACGCCATGGCCCCAAGCGCAAGAAACGTAATCAGCTTGTGCCTTGAATCCATGTTTTTGAACCCCTCACATAATCCAGCTGTGATGGCGGAGGCCTGCTCCTCCAGCTTAGCAACAAACCCTGAGCTGCCTTCACGAACCTCCACGAGAATCTTCAGATCATCACGATCAGCATTCGTTAATCTCTTGCTGGAATCCGAGTAGCGAACCAGCGCGAACGACTTGTTGATGGTCTTCTGAAGGTCAAGGAAAGACTCCATCAGCTCAGGAGTGATGGTGGAGTGGTAGCGCTCGCCTTTGACGTGCATCTCAAAACGAGGCCAATCCTTGAACTCAACGTCCGGTGCCGGAAGGTCAGGATCTCGTAAAAGAGTCTCCAGCAAAGCCAGCGCTGACTCATCGTTGTCAATTACTACCGTGCCCATCCTAGGTCTCCCCATCGCGATGGGTCGGCACACTACCATAGTGCCATTACGAATTCCCAGCGTTCGGACAGGCGCCCTGCCCACCCATCCACCTTGGACGGAGAGCCAGTAACCAGCCCGGACGAGGCCCTAGTGACGTTGCATCACGCAAAGAGCCGCTCGTATCCACTACCGGAAAGCCCATGAGCCATGTCCGCTAACTTTCCGGCCCGCCAATCCTAGGCCGCCGTTGAGATAAGAGGCAAACAGCGACCACGCATTCAAAGGGCGCCGACCTTGAATCAAAACCCTTGCGTTCACGCGGCATTTCTTATCGCAAGTCCTTCGTAGTCTAGAATGGCGCCGGCAGCCTCCAGTGCCTCGCTCACCATGGCTTCCAGCACATCCTCGATACCCTTCTTCCAGCGTCGACGAGTGCGCTCTGGGCGCGCCTCGGGATCCCAGCGGTTGATGTCGTAGAACTCGGCCGGCAACACGATCATGTCGCTGGACCGCTTGCCCCCGATGCCTTTCAGCTTCGGAATGGCCCAGGCCGTGACCGCGCTGACGATGAACAAGTGCGGCGCATGGGACGCCACCAACGGGTGCAGGCGCCCGATCGACTGGACCTTCCGCCCTTTGTGGGTGCTGTACTTCGCCACCAGGGCATCCCAGTACCGAGGCTTCAACTGACTGTGCAGCCGGGCGAATACCCAGCAATCCGCATCGCGGCGGGTAATGCCACCGCTCTCTAACGACCGACTCAGTGTCGCCAAGTCGTGCCCCTCCTCGCTACCTGGTTGATAAAGCTTCTGCCAGGCCTGCTTGCTGGTGTTGTCTATCGCCTCCGCTGCGAGGGCCGAGACGACCGCCGCCAGTACGCTGCTGTAAATCATATCCTTCCCCTCAATCCCCGATGTAGTTGGTGCCGCCGGCGCCGAGCCGGTTGCCGTCCTTATATCCAGCCTCAGGCCCACCGGCCTGGGGTCTTTTCAACTGTTCTATCTGCCGTGTCGCGGCCTGCAGCCTCATGCTGAGCTGGGTCACCAGTTCATCCAGGGCCAGGGCCTCGCCAGTTGCAGCCGCCACCCACCCGGAGGCGTTGCAGTGGTCGCATGGCAGTTCGTAAAACACGCCCTTGATGACCGCTCTCCCGCGACACAAGGAGCATTGAGCCAGGTCGATCGCCGGCTTTTTGAGGGCCGGGCCGTGGCTCTTTCTCATCGTTTCGAATCCTCGCTAGTAACAAATTCGGTAAGGTTGCTCGAAGCCGCGCCATCAGCAGGCTGCGGGCGATTGTGTGAAATTGCGGATAAGGCCTTGGTAAGGCCGTGGATGGCACCGAAGCCGATGCCGTCCAGCCAGGCGTGCCACTTCTCCAGGGCCGCTCTGCGCTGCTGCATCGCTTGGGTGTGGATGTATGTGCTGGCGATCTTGCCCAGCGAGTGGTTCAGCAACATCTCGCCGATGTGGCCGTCGATGCCGAGGTCGGTCCAGGTGCTGCGGGAGACCTTGCGCAGGTCGTGGCTGGTCCAGGCGCCCTGCCCCAGTCGAGCGAACACCTTGCTGGCCTGCGCTTCGCTCAGTGGTAGCCCGCGACGACTCGGGAACAGGTAGGCGCCTTCGTAGCCCTGCCCCTGCTGAATCGCTCGGTAGCGCACCAGCAGCGCCTGGAGCTGGTCGGTCAGTGGCAGGCGATGCTCGGTGCGGGTCTTGGCATTCGCTGCGGGGATGAACCACTCGGCGCCGGCCAGCGAGATATCCGCCCACCGCGCCATGCGGGTCTCACCAATCCGAGTGCCGTGGGCAAGCATCATCAGTGCCAGCATCCCTTCGCCCGGTGTCTCCTCGAAGGCATTGGCTAGCAGTTGCATCAGGTCGGCCAACTGCACGCCACGCAGGCGCGCCGCCTTGGGCAGGATCTTGGCCTTGGTGAAATCGTTGAAGCGCATCCCGGCCATTGGGTTAAGGTCGATCAGGCCGAGCTGCTGCGCCTGGCGAAACGCGGTCAGCAGCAGCGCGAACATCTGCCGAAGGTACGACAGCGACACCTCGGCCTGGCATGGCCACATCAGGTGCTTGTCCAGGGCATCGGCCGTCACGGCGGCCACGGCTAGTTCGTGCAGGCGCGGTTTGAGGTGCTGGGCAATGGCAGATCGGGCGCCGGCCTTGCGCTTCACCGACAGCGAGCGGTCGCGGGCCATGCGGTCGCCGTACCAGTCGAGCAACTGACCCACGGTGACCATCCCTGACACCACCGGCGCCGTCGCTGGGCTACGCAGCATGCGCTGACGCAGCGCAGGTAGCTCAGTCAGCACCGCCGACACGCTCAGCTCGGGCCAACGTGCGACGGGCACCCACTGCTTGCCACGCACCAGGTGCCAGGTGGCGCGCTCGCGGTTGCTCCAGAAACGCAGGTACAGGTTGGGGTGGCGAGGGTCGCGTAGGTCGCGCACGGACTTGTCGGCGGCCTGCCGGCGTACCTCGGCTTCGCTGAACTTCACTTCCCGGGTGGCGCTCATGCAGCCACCGTTACCGGCAACTTCAGGTAGGCCCGCAACTGCTCCATGGCGTCGAAGTGTCCACGACACACGATGGCGAGATAGCCCTGCTCGTTCAGGCGACGCAGGCAGTCGCGCTGGCTCTCTGAGACAGGCGCCGGTTCGACCGTTGCTTTGAACTCGATGTAGAGCCCGAAGAAGCCGCCACGGGCCATCGGCAGCACAAGGTCGGGAATCCCTGCTTTCACGCCCTGGGCTTTGAGCTTGGCTGCCACCGCCTTGACCCGGTGGCCACCGTTCGGGACGTGGTAGATCAACTCATGAACGTCGGGGTGCTTCAGGCGGATCTCGGTCATCAGCGCAGCCTGTTCCTGGCCTTCGCGGTCGACGGGCTTGGCGCGGGGTGTGCGGACCGTTGGTGCGCGGACTCTCAAAGCGTTCATTCCGGCACCTCGCAGCCGCGGCCGATGAGAAGGCCGTTGTACAGCCCGGCGACAAGCCTCGAATCCTGGCGCGCGACGTCGCGCTCACGAATCGCTTGATCGCGCTCAGACTTCACGCCAATGACCACCACGCAGTGCATCGCAAGAGTCAGCCAGAGAAGCCAGTTGGGGAGCTTCATGCGACCAGCACCCCCTCATTGAGCAGCGCGGCCTGAGTGCGCATCACGCCCTCGGCGTGGTACTGGCGGGCGGTCTCACGATCAATTGCACGACTGCGGCCATCGCAGGCGTCATGGCAAGCGCTGCAGGACCAGGCGCCCTGCATGTCGTGCGGCTTCTTGCCGACGCCGCAGGTACCGGCCAGACGGTAGTGAGCGAGCACGGTGGTTTCAGGATTGCCATTGCACACACCCGGGATGCGCACCTGGCACTCCCGGCCGCGTGCGGCTTTGGTCAGTTTCGATTGCCGCATGGGCTGTCTTCTCCATGAAGATCAATGATGGTGTAGGCGCTGGGCCACATGCGCTGGCCGTGGGCAATCGCCAGGTCTTGGTCGCGGTAGATCGCTACCGGTGGGCGCTGCTGATCGGGCAGACCAAACAGGTCCGCGCGGCAGTACAGCGCGTATCGGTATTCGGTAATGTCGGGCGCGGGCAGCAGAGTCATCGATCAGCCCTCGCTGCGCGAAGGGCGGCAAGCGCGGCGCGGCCGACTTCCGGGGTCTTGCGGGCGGCTACCTTCGCAGGAAGTGCCAGAGGCATCTTCTGCAAGGACTCGCCCGCCATTAGGCGGCGCACGGCGATGGTGTAGTTCCGCTCGAACAGCTTCGAACTGGCATCCGCTGGCAGTCTGTTCAAGTTCTCGAAGCCGCATTCCTTCGCTGCGTGCCACACCGCGTCGTGACTCCAATTGCCTTGGCCGGCCATCGCTGGGTGGGCGTTTCGGGTGGCCTCGCGAAACGCGGCTTCCTGGGTCGGCAGCCCGAGCATTTCGGGGGACGGCTGGCACCAGCCGATGAACGTGCCCGGAGACGGGATGAATTCGCGGCCAGACTGGCGGCAGCGCATCAGACCGAACTGCAATTGCTCGGGGCTACTGAACCCAGCCTCGAGGAATGCGGCCAGCCATTGCTTCTTCGACGCCTTGTAGGACTCCTTGTCCGGCCACGCCTGGCGCCATGCACTGCAAATCGCCCGCAGGTCTCGGAACAGATGGTTGATAACCGTACCGGTACGCCGATCGAGCTCCGCCTTGACCTCCTCGGGAAGTTGCTGGCCCGCCGGTATGTACTGGCCGGACTGAACCTTGGCCCACAGGCCTGGAGTGATTGTCGCGATCGAGTTCACTGGCTTCCCTCCTGATCCATCCACGAAGTGTCTTCGTCATCCAAATCATCAGGCCTAGCGGCACTCGGCCTCGACTGTGCTGCCTTTGCTCCGCTCACCAGGTCGCGCCTCACCCAGCCGACCAGCGCGGCCAGCCACTGCTTTTCGGTTTGCGCGACGCCTTTGGCTTCGTGGTGGATTACGAAGCCCGAGATCGCCTTCTTGCCGAAGTGCTCCAAGGTGAGCCCAGCCATCACCGCATAGGCCTTGAGCTGTTCCTGGTCTGGAACCCACTCGAGAAACATTTCGAACGGCGCGCGCAGAGAGTGAGTAGATTGGTTCAATGACGGATTGGGTGCAGCTGCTGCACCCCGTTCTGCGTTTTCCTGCACCCCGTTCTGCCGTGAGCTGCACCCCGTGCGGTTTGCTGCACCCCGTTCGGTACGAGGTGCAGCAACTGCACCCCGCTTCATCTGCAGGTCGTAAACGACTGGGCGTCGATCGCGACGGTCGATGTAGGCGGCGGCGATAGCCTGGTTGCCTTCAGCGATCCAGCCGGCCTGGCATAGCTCGTCGAGCTTGAGGCGCACAGTACGCTCGGAGAGCCCCGTGTCATCCGAGAGCGTTCCTGCCGAAGGGAATGCACCGCGACCATCGCTGCCCGCGTAGTTCGCCAGGCAAAGCAGCACGTGCCGCGCCGCGGGGTTTTCGAGCGCGGCCTTTGGGATCGCCAACGCCCAGGTCATGGCCTGTACGCTCACGCCGAAAACCCCTCACCGACCTGACGCGACAGATTAAGTGAATTGCCGAGAACTGACGCGTAAGTTGCGGTGTTGCGAGCATCCATTGCTGAGTGCATAATCGACCTCGATATTTGTTGTAGAGAAGCCGCCCTGCCAGGCGGTTTTTTTTCGCCTGTTGTTCAGGCATAGCTGCTGCTAATGGGCGCCGAGCAAAGCCGTGGTATCGTTTTGATTCCACTCGTAACGAGGGCCACGGAGGCTCGGCATATGGACAGAAACATTGATCACTATCGGGAATGGACGAGCGCGCTCGATTGGAGCGAGCAGTACCTGAAAGAGAATCCGCAGCTCCGCGACAGCAGCGACTCGACACAAGAAATGCGTATAGCCCTCGGCCTTTACAAGCTCCGTTGCTTTGCCATCCGAATGCGAACAGATCCACGTTCCACTTGGGCTCGGCCATCCAATGAGCTGATGTTGCGGCTGTACTTGATCAACAAGCACCACTGGACCCCCGACGAAGCAGCTGCTGCAACTCCTCGGGAGCAGGATTTCGTTTACCTGCTTCACGATGAACTCCTGGCTCTCAAGCTAAATGAACAGGAGGCGTCTCCACCGAAACAGTGGGCTCATCGGTTCGGCCGGAAATCTGAGTTTCTCCAGCACTTCGAGGCAGTAGACTGAATTCTTCAGCGCATCGAGCGGCGGACTCTCGCCAGTAAGTTGCTTGGCCTTCGTGCCAGGCAACCATTTCCTCCCTACTGATACCCTGCGGCCATACAAGGATGGGCGCATGCTCTCCATCAAGTACCGATACAGCGACCAGCACTTGCTTGGCCGCCTCGCCGGGTAGTCCGGAGGCTTTGGCAGCGACGGCCCCGATAACGATCTCGCGTTCACGTGCGGTCAATGGAAATCTCGCAACCTTCTGAGCCATGGCGCTCTCCTACTGGCTAAATTCACAGGTGTTTTAGTCATCTACTGGCGCAAGGCCAGGAATGGCATCATTTACTCGTCAGGCAGCTGTCCTCCCGAGATCGGTTGGCGGAAATACCTCGTCCAGATCACATACCGCTCCAAGTGAGTTCAGGGCCGCAACGATCAAGCGCGCTTCTTCCAGGCCTGGATTCCTCCGGCCGGCCTCATAGTTGGCCAAGCGCGACTGATTCCAATCGAGCTTCCGGCAAAGGCTGGCCTGGCTTAAACCCGCCCCTACTCGGATCTTGCGAACGTTGTTCATCAGGGGTTCCTCAATGACTTGCACTCAGGATAAACACGCATCGTGTTAATGGCAATCACAATAAGTGAAAGCTGGGTATTTCGTTTCGTGATGAAATCCCGCGAATGAACGAATCATTGAGCCAGCGCATCAAGCGCCTGAGAAAAGCGACCGGGATGTCCCAGGCACAACTGGCGGAAGCCTGCGGCTGGAAATCACAGTCGCGTGTGGGCAACTACGAGGCCGGCACCCGCGAGCCGACCTTGGCAGATATCGCATCCATTGCATCAGCTCTCGGCGTAGACCAGTCCGAGTTGCTCCTGAATACCCCTGTTGCCGAGCAGGCTTTTGCACCTGGCAGAACCACGGCCGACTTGGTAAAGCAGATGCTCGCCAAAAGTGGAAAGGGCATTCCAGAAGAAGCTCGACAAAGGCTTCTAGCAGCAGCGGAAGACCCTGCCAATCAGGCCCTAAAGGCGAATGCCGGCCTCGTGACCGCTGACTTCTATCGGCCAGGCCAGGTTGGCGACGAGGTATGGATTGCCCACTACGACGTGCGAGCAGCAATGGGCGGCGGGCAGATTCCGCACGAGTACCCCGAAATGCTTCAAGACATTCGGGTCAGCCCAAGGCATCTGCGCGAGATGGGCGTCTCGTTCAAAGAGCACTTCCACCTCAAGATGATCACCGGCTGGGGGCAATCGATGGCCCCTACGATCAAGGATCGAGATCCACTGCTGGTCGACGTCACGATCCGTGAATTTACCGGAGACGGCATCTACCTCTTCTCCCACGACGAGATGCTGTACGTGAAGCGCCTGCAAAAGAAAGGCAAGGATCGCTTCAAGATGATCTCGGACAACAAGCATCACGACCCCGAGGAAATCCGTGTGGACGATACGCATATTCTGGCTCGGGTGCTTTACGTCTGGAACGGGCAGCCGGTGTGACCTATGGCCCTAACTAAGCCCAACCAAGAACTACACCGCGACCTCCAGGGCCTGGCCAACGACCTGAAATGGTCTGCTGTCGAGCTAATGCGGATAGCCGTGCGCCTGAGCGAAGCCGGAAACGAGACTGACGCCCAGGCTGTGATCAGGATCTGCCAGGTGATGCAGGCTGGGGAGGATCGGTTGGTGGGGTATGGAGAAGAGATGAAGGCGGGGCGGATTGTGCGGTCCGGCGTTGCAACCACGTAACCATGCTGCACTTGCGATGGACGGTACAGAGGTTCAGTATCCTGCAAAACCCGCTACTGTGATAATGGATGATGAGCAAATGAAGACGGAGCTGAAGCGGTGATGTATGCCGGGAATTAACCCAGAGGTACTTGTGTGGGCGCGAGAGACTGCCGGCCTAAGCAGAGAAAAGGCGGCCAAGGCTCTAGCTATCGGTGGGAGCAAGGTTTCTGGGCCTGAAATGCTCCGCCGTTATGAAAGCGGTGAAAAAGAGGCCTCCCGAACACTCCTCGCGAAAATGGCGGGGGTTTATCGCCGCCCACTCCTTGTCTTTTATCTTCCTTCTCCGCCAGCTCAAGCAGAGAGAGGTGAAGATTTCCGCACCCTCCCAGAAGAACTCCGCATTGAAAGCAAGGGGCCTCTCGACGCGCTAGTACGCGATATTTATGTTAGGCAAGACCTCGTAAAAAACGTCCTGCAGGACGTTGAGGAGGCCTTCCCTCGCGATTACGTCGGCAGCGTTAATATCGATTTGGAGCCCGCCTCTGTTTCTAATCACATTGGCAAACTGATCGGATTCGACATCAACGAGTTCCGGCGCTTTGGAAAACCCGAAGAAGCTTTTTCCTATCTCCGAAAACTGATTGAAGATATGGGGACGTTCGTTCTACTTATGGGGAATCTAGGTAGCCATCACACAAATATTCCTGTCGAGGCCTTCAGGGGATTTGCGTTATCCGACAAAATTGCCCCGTTCATTGTCATAAACGATCAAGATGCGCCATCAGCAAGATCATTTACACTCCTTCATGAGTTCGCGCACATACTAATCGGCGCCACCGGCATAAGTGGTAGTCGCACAGAGCAAAAAATTGAGCGGTACTGCAACGATATAGCAAGTCTTCTGCTACTTCCAGAAGGAGATTTGAACAAGCAGAATTGGCAGGAAAATAGCATTGATGCACTTCTTCAAAAAATCGCTGGATTTGCAAAAAGCATTAATGTCAGCGGCTCCTTGGTTGCTTATCGACTATTAACCTCAGGCATCATCCAGCAAGACGCATGGAGCGCTCTTTCCCAAAAATTCAGGGAGTTGTGGGCCGCCCAAAAAGCGGCCGCAAAAGACGGCCGTGATGGCTCTAGCGGACCAAGCTACTATGTTGTCCGAAGACATAAGCTCGGAGGGGCCATCGTAAACCTGGTGCAGCGGACCATGCGCGAGGGCGCACTAACCGCGACGAAAGCCGGAAGAGTACTGGGCGTAAAGCCCGCCAATGTCTATAATTTGGTTGGCACATTATAATGGCGCTTGATAGGAAGCTTTACCTGCTGGATGCAAACACGCTAATCACCTCCAATGGCGTATATTATCCACAAACGATGGTTCCCGAGTTATGGTCATGGCTTCTTCACCAAAGCCAAAATGGCCGCATAAAGATGCCAATTGAAATCTACGAAGAAATCCTAGCAGGGAAAGAGGACATTTTAACTGGATGGCTAAAAAAGCCAGAAGTTAAAGACAGCTTAATACTTCAAGAAGATGCGAATCCGGCAACAGTTTCTCACGTTACTTTTAACGGATATGCCGTTGACTTAAACGAAAACGAACTAGCCTATATTGGGCGAGATCCATTCTTGATTTCCTACGCGCTTTCCAGCCCAGCAGATCGATGTGTTGTTTCTCTTGAGACATCTAAGCCTTCAGCTCAGCGGCAAAATAAAAAGGTACCAGACGTCTGCAAGGCTCTTGGCGCGCAGTGCTGTGATGTTTTCAGTATGATGCGGGCACTAGATTTTAAAACTGGCTGGGACAAATAATTCATATTTGTCCGAGCACAGTGCGCTTCCTGATTTTGGCATCCAAACTCCACGAAGCCCGCCTCGGCGGGCTTTTTCATTTCTTCGCGATAGCTGGCCCAGGTGAAGATTCAAGGCGTTTTGATATCATCACCAACCACCCTCACTGAATGGACTCTGCTGATGCGTTCTCTCTCTGCCACCGCCCTCCTCTGCCTATCCCTCGTAGGCTGCGCCTCTGTCCCTATGGCCAATACACAGGACGACAGTGATGCCAAGCGCTTCTCCCCAGCACCTGACATGTCTGGCATCTACATCTACCGAAATGAGTTCGTTGGCGCCGCCATCAAGATGCCTGTTGTGCTTGATGGAAGACAGTTAGGGAAGACTGTCGCTTACAGCTACCTGTATAAAGAAGTGCCGCCAGGCAAGCACATCATCACCGCCGATGGCGAGAACACCGATCTCCTGAAGGTTGAGACCCGAGCCGGCCAAGCCATTTTCATTCATCAGGAGGTGAAGATGGGGTTCGCAGTTGCTCGCAGCGGTATGAGGGTCGTTGATTCGACCGAAGGCAAAGCAGGCGTGCTTGAGTGCAAGCTGATCGAATCGCAGTACTAGATTCGTCTAGTAGTCATCAAGAGGCCCGCCGCATGGCGGGCTTTTTTGGGGGCGTCAGAAAGGCGCCTCCTCCTCAACTTCCACCTCGCTGTCCTCCTCGATGATGAAGTCGTCGCGATCTTGAGCTGCGCTCTGCTCCCACCGGACAGTCACGCTATCGTCATCACTGAACGTCAGATCAAGCTCCGGCATTTCCACCAACAAGCCCATCACCTCCTCCCATTCAGCCTCCCCGTCCGTGTCCAGGCGATGGATGGTCACCCAGCGCTGCGTCTGCGCGATCGGATGATTGATCATCGACGAAACCCTCAGGCTCAGACGTTCTAGCCCGGTCATTTCCTCACGCTGAAGTACTGCCTCCTTCTTCTGCTTGGACATAAGCACCCCTCCTTTACTGTATATCCATCCAGCATCCGCAGCGAGAATACATCACGCCTTGTGAAAGGTGAACCCGCCGTGTAGGGAAAAACATCATCACACCCCTCACGAAAAATCACATTGCGTGTTGACACGATAAACACAATGCGTGATATTTGTCTCAACACGCAGCCTCTCACCAAGAGCTGCCAAGGCCCCTCACTGGCCACCGCTCTTTACACAACCAGACGTGACCATCGCGACGCACCCAGGCCATCACCTGGGTCGGGACAAGCTAAGTCGTCGACCACGCAGCCTCTGGATAGCTGCCGGACTCCCGACATGGAGGACGCGAAGCTGCATTGCCACCCGTAACAGCACCGATCACGAAATGTGCGACGACGGGCAGAGGTGGGGAAGCCCGGCATAGGGTGCAGCTAGAGAACAGATTTCACTGGCTGGCCTTGGCGACAGGGCCAGACGGGAAATCAACGGGAGCGACTACCATGCAGCGAAAGTGCAATAACTGCGTTAAAGACCCGGCAGGAACACCGGGCCACCTGGTCGAAGGAACGCATGAGCAAAAGTTGGAAAATCAGAAGTTTTTAAGATACTTTGACAACAGCAAGGCCGACCTATTGCGAGACTGGAAATATCACCAGCATCACAAACCAGAACCTACTGAAGTCACGCGTTAGACAAATCCAATTTGGCGCTCCAATCGAATTGAACTGTCGGTCACTATTTCTGCACTCTCAACATCCTGAAGTATCTGGAGAGTTCCATTGTCGGCCATGCGAATCTGGGGCTTGTTACCCCAGTAAACAGTCGCTAGTTTTTCATACAGCGCCATAAAAGACGCCTGCTCCTTAAGCGTATAGCTCTGAAATAACGAAAAATCACCTCTGTGAATTTTCGCCCCCTGATTAACTATCGTGGCTTCGTAAATAACGCCAACTGAGTTGATCAAGTGCCCATACCTCAGTGCAGCCTTTTCACTTTCGAATAGGAAGCATGCCTCGAAACGAGATACCTTATCCGGAAAAAGTCGCTCTCTCACATTCTCAAATATCAATTCCCTAGCCAAGGCATAAAAATTACCTCGCTCACCATTTGGCCCAGTCGAATAAGCTCTCAAGTTGCGACCATAGTTACCTGGGAGAACAATCGTTCCTTCTCCAAGCATGGTGGCAGTGACATGAAAATATTTTGTCATTAGTTTTTCTCGTAGTCGTAGGGACCGCGAGGCTACCACGGCCCGGCGTGGCGAAACATCCGGGCACCATCAATTTGCCACTAAGGCAACCCGAATCACCAGCCCCCCATCACCAGCCTGCATCGGAGTGTGATCTGGTCCAGACCCATTTTGCCCGGCCAATGTCGGCGCATCGCTACGCAGTGGCGACCAGATCACACCCCAATGCAGCCCCAACAGAGTTGAATTGCAATGGCAAAGTCATTCAAGCAAATGATCAAGGATGGCGAGGTCCGGCGCGCCGACGCGATGAAAGTGCAGCTGGAAGACCTTCATGAGGAGCCAGGCTTCAACCTGCGCATTGAGGGCGAAGTGCTCGAAGCCAGTATCGACGCCCTGGCCGAGTTCATCGCTAACGGCGGCCAAATCCCTCCCCTTGAGGTTCGCCCTCGGGCCGAAGGCGGCGTGTGGATTGTCGATGGCCACCGCCGCCGCCGGGCCATGCTCAAGCTCGACAAGGCCGGACGCCTGCCTCGCACGCCGAGCAAGGACGATGCCGCAGTTCTCGAGGCCTGGGTGCCGGTTATCGCGTTCGAAGGCAGCGATGCCGATCGCGTGGCGCGCATCATTTCGAGCCAGGAGAACGAAAAGCTCTCCCCGCTGGAACTGGCCGAGGGCTACAAGCGCCTGCGAGCCTTCGACTGGTCGCCCGACCAGATCGCCAAGAAGGTCGGCAAGACTCGGCAGCATGTCGATCAGGTGCTCACCGTTGGCAACGCAAACACCGATGTGCAGAGGCTTGTGGCCGCCGGTCACGTGTCAGCGACAACAGCTGCCCAAGTGGTGCGAGAGCACGGCGACGGCGCCGGCAAAGTGCTGGGCGCCGAGCTGAAGAAAGCCCAGGCCAGCGGCAAGAAGAAGGTCACAGCGGGCTCAATGAAAGGCCCGTCGATCCCGAAGCCACGGCTTGAGGCAGTGCACACCGCATCACGCAATTTGATTGCATCGCTCGATGCGATCGACGAGGACAGCAAATCCCTCACCCTTTCGACCGCGCTTGTTCTAGAGCTGCGCAAGGCCCTGGACGGTGCTCTACCGAGATAAGTCATGGAAACGATTACTTGCGGGTCATGGATCGGCCAACTCGGCAAGGCGCTCGCCCCCAGGGAACTTGAGGCGCTGCTGTGGGTGGCCCAAGGCCTCACCACCAAAGAGATCGCCCGCCAGATGGAGGTCACCCCGGGTACGGTGGCCAACCGCATCGAGAACGCTCTGTTCAAACTCGAGGCCGGCCGCCGCATCGAGGCCGTCACCAAGGCCATGCGGCAACAGATCATCAGCCCGCTCTGCATCGCTCTCGCCGGTCTCATCGCAATGCATGCGGTGATCGACGACACAGACCCGATGCGCCGAGATCGCCGGGCGCCCGAGCGGCGCACCGCCCAGGTCCGAATCGTTCGCAAGGCCGAGGCCTTCGAGCACCACGCCTGATTCCCTTCACGAGGAACACCCCATGCAGACAGCAATGCACCCCGCCTTCGAGGCGAAACTCGCCGTGCTCGCGGCACTGCTCGAGCGCAGCCAGGTGGTGCGCGAAGAGGCCCAGGCAAAGGTCGCCCAGGGCAGCCCTCGCTACCAGGCATCCGGCCATGGCGGCACCTGGGATGTGGTCGAGATCGCCACCGGAGCTGTGCAGGGCTTCGCCTACAGCTACCGGGCCGCCCTGCGGTTCGTGGATGCGATGGAGGCCGGGGCGGAGAGCAAGACCGGTACGCGGCAATGAGCAAGCGAAAACCCCACAACATGCGGGCACGCCTGGAGCGGACCTGCCGGGCCCTAGTCTCGGCCAACCACGCCGCCGTGGTGAACATCGACCCCAGCGGCAAACAGGTGCTGATCAACTGGAAGAGCCTCAAGCAGATCCGCGTACGCCAGGTCGTCGACGCAGTCTGCGACATCCCGCACCGCTGGACCATCTACCTCAGCGTGTTGTGCCGGACCGAGTTCGGCGAGTGCTACAACAAGTCGATCGAGGTCGTGCCGCAGGGCAACTACCGGGCCGAGCATCTGACCGACGTGATCGAGGCGACCTACACCGACCTGCGGGCCACGGCCAACCCCAACCACCTAGTGGCGGCCGGGTGGATCGCTATCCCTACCGACACAACGCTCGACGAGGCAGAGGCCGCCAAGATCTTTGCCGCCGTCGGCGCATGGAATCAGCAGAAAGCAGCATGAAACGCACCACCGCGCTCGCCCTGCATGGTCGGCGCCAGCAACACATCAATCTGCCGCCCAGCGGCTTGGGAGGCATCGGCCATGACCGAGAAGAGGACGGGAGGCGCCAAGCACTCGGCGGACTACAGGGAGCGCCAGAAGCAGCAGGCCGAGAAGCTGGGCATCGAGAAGGTGTTCTTCAACATGCCTGCAGGGATCAAGACTGCACTGGCAGCCGAGATCGATCGGCACGGCTACGAGCAGGTGCAGGAACTGTGGCAGGACCTGGCCCTGTCGTGGATTGCGCAGGAGCCTGAAGAGCGGGCGCGTCGGCTTAAACGACCTGACGCGCCAGCTTTCTACATTTCACCGAAGCTAGCGCGTCAGTTCGACGACGCAAGTCTTGCAGAGCTCAGACGTGATCCCGGCGACGAGATAATGCCACCCCTAGAGCCGACTTAGTCGAAGTCACAACTGAAGCATTCTTCAGCACCGAGCTCTTCACAGACAGCTACCACGGTTTTCACCAGTTCATCCACGTCGTCGAAGTTATAGACCTCACCCTTTTCGAACTTGTCGCGCGCCAGTTCCTCAGCCTCGCTGATGTCGCCAGAGTCCGAGAAGTAGGTTCCGTCATGAACTTCGCACTCGGTCAGGGTGCCCGCCTCCACTGCGATGGACACCGCCTCGCTGTACTTCGCGTCGTTTTCTTCCATCAAACGCTTGATACCGCCCATTTGGAGATCCTCTCTGGTTAGGTGCTGAATCAATAGCCCATCCCGCCAATATTTTCCATACGCCGCATACCTCCACGGAGATTTCACCATGCCCATTCGCCACGCAGTGATGCACTTCATCGACAAGAAGCCGGACGGCAGCCCGGCGGTTCTTCACCTGGCCAGCTCGGAACTGCCTGACAGCGGCGCCATGGAAAGCCTGCTGCACGAGGTGAACGATACCTACAACGCGAAGACCGGCAAGGGTTGGGGCTTCTTCCACCCGGAGTCCGGCGCCTACCCGCTCAGCGGCTGGCTCGGCAAGGCGATGATCGACGAGATGGCTTTCATCGACTTCACCCGCGCCGCGGCGGAACACCTGACCAAGCTGATGGAAGAGTCGAACCTGTCGGTCGGTGGGCACGTTCTGTTTGCCCTCTACACCCAGGGCATGACCGATTACCTGACGATCGCCATCCTGCAGCAGGTTGAGACGGTAGCCGTTGCCCATGACCTGACTGTCGCGCCATCTCGTCAGCTTGATGCGCGCACGCTGCACTTCGCTGCCCGCATCAACCTCAGCGAGTGGAAGAACAACCCGGCGTCGCGCCAGTACGTGTCGTTCATCAAGCCCAAAGGTGGGCGCAAGGCTACCGCTTACTTCCGCGATTTCATCGGCGCCCAGGAGGGTGTCGACGCCCCGGGCGAAACTCGGACGCTACTCAAGGCCTTCGCCGACTTCGTGAAGGATCAGGACATGGCCGACGAAACCGCCAGCGAGAAAAGCAGCGAACTGGTGGCCTATGCCCAGGCACAGGACAAGGTCGGCGCACCGGTCAGCCTGGCCGAGCTCTCTGCCCTGCTGGACGAAGAGAGGCCGACGACCTTCGCCGACTTCCTCAAGGGCGGCGACTACGGAATCGCCGATAGCTTCGCACCTGACAAGCGCACCCTCACTCAGTACCGCCGCTTCACCGGCCGTGCAGAGGGAATGTCGATCAGCTTCGAGGCGCACCTGCTCGGCAAGCGCGTCGAGTTCGATCCAGAAAGCGCCAGCCTGACCATTAAGGACCTGCCGACGCATCTGGTGGACCAGCTCAAGCGAAAAGCTACCTAACAGCTTACTCGCCGATCAGGTATCAATTTCTATTCCGGAAGCGGAGGCAGCTTTATCGTTGACCTGAGAGGCACCGTTGAGTCACGCATTATACTTCCATCAACTTCTTTAACCTTGGTCGTACCTCGACCGTTACCATAAACGTCTGCTGTGAGAATATAGCACTGATCGATAGCCTTCCCCCGTGCGACTCCAATACTCCCGCTTTCAGAAAACACCTTTACCAAGTCTCTTTTTTGCTGAGCGGTGAGTTCAAGCCCTTTAACTTTATCAAGGACCTCTGATGACTTTAGCGAGCCAGACTCATCAAATTTGAAAGACGAGTTAGCAACAGTCAACTCCGTCACACAATGCGTGTAGACGGCCATTACTTCCGGAAGACAAATACCGACATCAGCATCCCTATAATAGTAGACACTGTAACCCGGATTACATTTGTCTGTTCGTGAGTCCTGCCCGAGCACAGCCACTTGTCTTGGTAGTATGTAAGAGCACCCCGTTAGTAAACTCAGAGCGCACACCAACGCGAAACCTGAAAGTCCATGCTTCATTTTATGCTCCTGCAGAAATGGTGGCGTAAAGCCATTCTTATGCCACTTCGACTATAGATCAGCTCGAAAAAACCGCCATCTGCCCCTCAACCGCGCACTGCCGCATCCTGCTACGGAGGGCGGCGCATGCATGGAGAAAGCCATGAGCAACTACAACTGCGACTACGTTCGCCGCACCTACGATGTGCCGGCAGAGATCGGGCGCCGCGTCATCGCCAACGGTGAGCCGGGCGTCATCATGGCCGACCGCGGCCACTACATCGGCGTCATCCTCGACAGCGACCCCAAGAAGCGCATCCGTAACTACCACCCCACCTGGGAGATGCAGTACGGCGAAATGGCCGAGAAGCTGCCGCTCAAGCAGTGGGAGGCGCTCACCAACGGCATGTACGACTGGGATGACGTCCGCTACATGTTTGGCGATGCGCATCACTATGTGCAGCGCGTGTGGGCAGCAACCCGCAGCCAGGCCAAGTACCGGGTGTATCAACACCTGGCCGAGTGCTTCAACGACGATGCCACTGCCATGCTGTCGTTCAAAGTTCGCTCCGCCGCCTGACGCTCCCCAGATCGCTTCCGGGGTTAGGAGTTACTCGGCTTTGTCGACGAGGCTGTAGATCAGCGACCAGGCGTGTAACCGCGCCGCTTGGCGGGCATCATCGATGCTGGACCACAGTTGATCGTCTGGCTTCACTGTCGGGAGGACGCGTACGCCGTCCTTTTCGATCTCCGTCTCGAATGTAAATCCATTCGGATGCTCTCGTACGTAGATGGTGAAGTCATAGCCGAGAAGCTCGTCGAAAAAAGTCTTATACATCGCAGCCCCTCCCTTGCTTGCGGTGACAAGAAATAGATAGCGCAACCTCATTAAAGGCGCCACTCATGCGAGGGGGGCGTCGCGATGTTAGGCGAAGTGGTCGAAAACTGGGGGTGCAAGGCGAGTACAGTGTGATCAGCGGCTTATTCGATGTTCAAGTAACAGCCAATCTCACTGCGGTCCTTGAGCTGTGCTTGGACCCGAGCTGCACGCTGCTTCGTGATGGGGGTGCGAGACACGAGCAGTAGCTTGGCAAATTCGCCATCCGCCTCCGCTTGCAGGCTTTCGCTCTGCGCCGCCCAGATCGGTAGCTCACTGCCATCCTCCAGGGCGACAGAAATCACATCGTAGAAACCGAGCCACAGGTTATCCAGCAGCTCAATTTCGCATTCCTGGGTGTCCATCTCCCGACTCCGTTTGCGGCCATCAGTTGCCGACTGTTGTTCCAAACCCTTACCAGTCTACCACCATGCCGCATCCGGCTACGGAGGGCGGCGCATGCATGGAGAAAGCTATGAGCAACTACAACTGCGACTACGTTCGCCGTCACTACAACGTCCCGGCTGAGGTTGGGCGTCGGGTGATTGCCAACGGCGAGCCCGGCATCATCATGGCCGACCGAGGCCAGTACATCGGCGTCATCCTCAACAGCGATCCGAAGAAGCGCATCCGTAACTACCACCCCACCTGGGAGATGCAGTACGGCGACATGGCCGAGGAGCTACCTCTCAAGCGGTGGGAGGTGCTCACCAACGGGATGTATGACTGGGATGACGTCCGCTACATGTTTGGCGATGCTCATCACTACGTGCAGCGCGTATGGGCAGCGACCCGCAGCCAGGCTAAGTATCGTGCCTACCAAGAGCTGGCCGAGTGCTTTAACGACGACGCTACAGCAATACTCACCTTCAAGGCGCGCTTGGCGAAATAGAGGGGTTGGGCTGCTAGGGTTATTTCAAGCTATGGTTCAGAGCCTTGCAAGCGAGTTCAAACCGTTTCCAGCCCAGATCACACACCCTGCACTGCACCAGAACCTCTTCCCTCATATACGCAAACTCCTGTTCGGCAAAAGCTTCACTCCTCAGCCCCCTGCTGGCGGCTTCGAAAATAAGGTCAATGCTGCCAGCGACTGCGTGAAAACTCTCAACGAGCTCGTAGTTTCCAAGCTCGTGGGAGGGCAGATTTCCCAACGCCCTCTGGGAGGTCTTGAACATACTGACAAACATAAGATCCCAGTTCTCTGTCACAGCTGCCCGTGAATTGCCTGAACTCAAGAGCTCGCCAAAGGCGGAAGTGTTGTGGGCTGCATTCTTCACTACCGCGTAAAAGGCAAGCAGTCGAGCGCGCTGCTCCTCATCTCGCAACTGATTTTGCCTTTTGATCTGCCGGTTACCTATCAAAAACGCGGCCCAGATTGAGGCAATCGCCCCCAGAGCTTGCACCCATGACGCAGCGCCGGGGTGGTGTTCAATCCAACAAGAAATGGCGTCCCAACTCATCAACGGCTCCCATTTTCGGCCCTGTGCCGAGCCGCGCACTAATACCCCACTTCAACGAATCACGCCACCCCGGCGAGGGCGGCGCCTACCCGGAGATCACCATGAGTACATTCGCAGTGTTCGGCATGACAGCCGCAGCAGCGCTTGCCGATGCCCGGAAGAAAACCAAGACCACCAAGCCCAGCGGCAAGGTTGGCTGCCCCCCCCTGGACCTGACGCTCGATGAGTGGGAAGAGGCGGTGCAGCGCAACGCTGACGCCATCATGGCCGGCGAGAAGGTCAAGCAGCTCAGCATCCTCTACGACACGCCGCAGCACGCCCAGCAGTTCATCGATCTGGCAAAGCGCTCGGGAGCTTGCCGCGACCTCCGCATTCGCTCAAAGGCCGCACTGCTCGACGAGCTTGGCCGCACGATCATCAACCCCAAGACCAAGATGCCCGTTATCGGCTGGGCTGACTGGAAGCCAGAAATCCATAAGGCTGCGTGACGCTGTTAACTTGGCGAGATCCAAATCACTTCGACAGCTTTGATTTCAGTAGGGATTCTAGATTGGATAGCGCCTGGCAAAAATTTTCAGTGAACTCCGCAGAAGATTGCTGTGGAGTATTGAACGCAATACTTTCATCACCTTCATACAATGCAACATAGTAGCTTTTGAGTTCTTCGCTCGCTTCTGGATTCTCTCGTACCAGTACCATTTTAACTCCAGCCTCAAGCTCGGAATAAAGCTGCTGCAGCCGGCCTAACTTAGAATCTATTACTTTACCCCATGCGGCCTCGCAGCCCACGGCTGCAGCCTCTAAGCTAGCCTTTACTGAGAGAACCAGCTCGTGCCTCGTCTTTAATGTATCAGCAAAAACCTCATAATTCTGAATCTGACGCTCCATAGAAATAAAATTACCACCAAAATTCAATGAATTGGCAAGAAATACTGGTTCGCGCGAGGCTGAAATCGAGTCTCTGAACTTATATAGACACACCAACATTTCCATTGCTAGATTGTGGTCGACACTGCCCCGAAGCTGCCTTTTCCAAGCGGACAACCCTTGCGACCCGAAATAAATTGCCGCCCCCACACCAATCAATGAAACAAGAGTCCCGACGATACTGAAAACATCTTTGCTCAAAGCCCAATCAACATCTGAAACAGCAAAGCAAATATTCATATGCATCCCTTGCAGAATTAACCTCTAGAAATTCTACAGATGAGGTATCCCCATGCCCACAGAAAACCGATCCAGCAACACCGAGATGGTCAGCGACAGCGAAATGACCGAATGCCAGTTCCACAACAACTGCGGCGGTTGGTGCGAGACGCGTCGCGAGCTGGAGCACAACCTGTGCGAGCACTGCCTCGAATCGCATGACGAAGAGATGGCTGAGCCAGCGACAGCCACGCAGCCCCACCCCGAGCCAGCGAAACCATATGGCTGGCACGTTGAGTGGGCTGACTCAGGCGATCACTACCTGTTCACGAAGGTTGAGAAGCGTATTGAAGCCTTGCGACTTGATTCAGACGTCAAGGTCGTCCAGCTCTACACCCACGCCGATCCTGTCGATGTTGAGCGGCTGCGCTTACTGGTTGGCGCCGGGCAAGAGGTAGAAGAACACCTTTGCAAGCAGGTCGACATCGCCAACATCACAGTTGGCACACTGCGCGCTCAGCTGGCCGAGCGGGATGCACTGCTGGCTGAAGTGCACCAACTTATCGAAAGCGGAAACCTTGCGGCCCGGTACGGGGATATTCGAGACCGTATGTACAAAGTACGTGATCAGATAGCAGTTTTATCCGCCAGCGCAGAGCCTAAGTCGTGAAGACGCACTTCGCACCATTCACCGACCTGGAAGACCTTGAGCAGGCGCCCTGCGGTACCTGGCTGGGCGATGCCTCTGAGCTCTCGGGCGACTGGGCCAAAGTCGATTGCAGGCTATGCCAGAGCCGCAAGGAAAAGATCATCGGATCTGCCGCCGCCGAAGAGCGCGCCATCATCGAGCAGATGGGCGACATGGCAGATTTCATGCGCGCGGAATGCTAGATCGCACAAGAGCACATTTGTACTCCACGCGACTTAGCCCCTCTTTCCTCTACGAATGCGCCGACACAACCGAGACATAGAGCCTAACCAGGCTCTGAGCATCACGGATAGCGTCATCAACTGAGGCATAGGTCGAGGCCGCGCGCATGGTGTGCTCAACGCTGCCAGCACGAGTGATCACGATCTCCAGCTGATCAGGCCCCTTAGAACCACCCTGCCACCAAAAAAGCTCGACCTTGGCTTCGTAGCCTTCATGCTCGAAGACAAATGGCTGCTGCTGAAGGTCTTTGTTCATCGCTGCAATTCAACCAGCACGCTGCGCTCTGCAGGTTTCAGCAAGAGGAGTTCGTGGGTGGTACCAGCAACAGGTCAGAGTGTCTCGGAGCGTCTTTCGGTACCCGGAGCATTCGGCTTCAAAATATACGTAAAGCTCCCGGTGAGGCCGCCACGCAGCTCTTTTGGCATCTGGAAGAGAAAGTGGATTAACCATGCACCATCTCCAAGGAGGAAGGTCTCGCCCCTATACCTTCCGACATCTGCTTCTGTGATTCCAATTTCTGCCGCAATTTCAAGATTCGTTGGCTTGCGATTCATCGGGGTATCTCCTCCCGACTCCACGCCGGTGAACCATCATCCGCCCGGCATGGATTATCAGCCAGAGTGGATAGACGCCATACCCGACGCCATTCACGCCTTTGACCGCTTCGCATCACTCGCCAAACTAGGACGACGGGCGCGCTCAACTAAATCAGCGGCGTTCTGTATCTCATCGATGGCGCCAGCAACATGCTCGTCTTCAATCCAACCCCAAGATCCGCCCACCGTGAGCCCGCCAATAGCTAGAAGCCTTACCTCGTCCTGGCCGCCTGCCGTCTGCTGAGCAGCCGATAGCAAGGCATACAGTGCATGCTCAAGTTCGGCCATCCGGTGCTCATCTCTAGTCATGGCTTTCCTTGAGTGAGATCAGGGGCGGACGAAATCGCGCGCATGCCCTGCTCACGGTGTATGACCGGTGATGCGAAATGAAAATTCGGGCGAATCTGACTATTTTTCTGCAGTTTGGGATAACCGACTCGCCCTCTCCAACGCTTGGCTCGCGGCGCGCCGAGCGATAGCAACACCCGCAGCCATCGCGCGGGTCATTGATTCACCTGGACGCGAGTTGAAAGACTCTTCAAAAAGTGATCTTCCATCTGAGGCATACACGCCTATGAACAGCTGCGTGGCGCCAGTGCGGGCCAGCCTCACCTGCACATCGATGAAGGTGCCGTCATCAAGCGTTTCTTCGTGGGTTCGGTGGTGGAGATTTGGGTCCGCCCAGGACCAATAAATATCGCCGCGGACTCGCATACCGCACTCCTACTGGAATTTTTTGTCAGGTGCAAAATCCACAATAGCGAATGCGAAGCGGTCTGCAATCGCAACGACTTAGGCTGAGACCTGAATCGGATAAGCGGCAAGGCTACTTCACATCCGGCGGCTCTACCGCATGCATCGTAGCGGCAAATGTCATCCAGTCCTCGAAGATCTGTCGATGCTGATCACAAGTCGCCTGCCAACTCAGGCCGCTTGTTGCCCCATAAACGACCTGGCTCATCGTTTGGGTGGTGTGAGTATCAAGCTTCCGAAGCAACTCGTAGGCACGAAACTGCTGATCCCTCGTTATCGCGCTCATTTTCTAGACCTAGGATGAGGAGCGAATTACTCCTCGCCCCCGGTGGACACCGCGTCACCACTAAAAGTCTGTCCCCTTCCAAAAAACATTCACTGCCGCGAGCGAGCGGCCAAGGAATCGTCATGCCTGAAGAAATCAAGTTGATCCAGCGGGCGCCGGTTGTGCGCGACGAAAATGGGATGTTCCAGCATCCAGACCTTCCC